ATAATAACTTTACAATGTACAACTCAGGTGCAACTGGTATATTCTCTGCACTTTCATCTGGTGATTTTATTATTAATAATGATTCAACAACATATACAGTTTCAGACAACACAGCTTTAGTTGGTTCAATTTCTAATAATAAATTACACGTCGATGGATCAATACAACTTAACGGTGCAAATGATGCAATCGTATTTGGTAACGGTACTTCAACATTCTTAAAAGATGAAGAACTAGGATTTGGTTGGGGCGGCGGTCTTTATATGACTGAAGCCACTACAATGAAGATTCGTAACAACAAAAATCTTTATACAACTGGAAATATTACTGGTACTCGTTTCTACGACACAGATGCTAACTACTATTTAGATCCAGCCGGCGATTCACAATTAAATACAATCGATATCGATGATTACATTAGACATCGTGGCGATACAAATACTTATATTGGATTTGACGCAAATGACAGATTTAGAATCTGGACTGGCGGAACACAAAGAGTAAATATTGATAATAACTCTGCTGATTTCGGAGTTAACGTTTATGCTCCTCGTTATTATGATTCAAATAATAATAACTACTATGTAGATCCAGCCGAAGATTCAATCATGAATAGTATTATTCTCGATGATTGGATTTATCATAACGGAAATACAGACGCTTACTTTGGTTGGGCTGGTAATAACAACTTTAAAGTATATACAAACGGAACACAGCGTTTTAATATCGACGCTAACTCAGCAGACTTTGCAGTTAATGTATATGCTCCTCGTTATTATGATTCTAACGACAATCTATATTACGTAGATCCTGCATCTACTTCAAGAATGAATAATGTTACGTTTGGTATTCCAGGCAATGGTGCTAATACTAAAGGTCGTTACTTATCTATCGAAGGTAATACTGATTCAAGTGGAGAAGGTTCAGCTCGTATATTCTTTGCAGAACATAACTCATCAACTGCTTCACAAGACAAATATGGTATGGCTCTTGCATACCAAGGTGGGTCAGCAACAGTTAATAGTGTTACAGGTCAGCCAGTAACTCTAAACGGTTTATCAAACGGAACTTGGGGACTGATTGGACATAATAATAGTATCAACGGTGCTTGGGCAATGCGTGGTCCTAGAAGTGGTGACTATGTAGAAGCTCGTGGTTCATTCAGAGCTCCAATATTCTATGATTCAAATAACACTGCTTATTACGGTGACTTTGCTTCAACATCTATAATGAATGTTGTAAGAGCTCATCAATACCAAATGGATGTATCTGGAAGATATATTGATTCACCATCTGGTAACTACGGTACAATTAAAGTTGAAGGTGATACTGGTGGTTGGGCGGGTTACGCAATCAGAGATGATTGGGTCTTTATGTCTAATGGTACTGCTAACGCTGGTATCTATAATGATACACGAAACGAATGGTCGTTGCAGGCGCAGGACAACAGCTGGACTCGATTGTATGCAAACGGTGTACATCAACTGTCTGCACAAAATGGATATGGTTATGCACCAACAAGCATGCGTTCACCAATATTCTATGATCACGATGATACAACTTACTTCGGTGATTTTGCATCTCGTTCTAAGCTTAAAACTCTTGAGCTTGGTAATCAAGGTAACTTAACAGGTTCTGGTTCATATCCGCTTGGTATCTGGCACAATAACAGATATCTTGCAGGAATGAGAAATAGTGGTGCTGGTGCTAATTATCCTTGGTTGGTACATGATAATTATAACTTTAACCAAACTGGTTCTAAAGACGCATTCATTGTACACTTCAATGGAATAGGCGATAAGTTGTACTTAGATGAAGCTGGTAATATGCTTATTACTGGTGAGATGGCCGCATCAAACTATAACCTGAATGCTGGTAACGAAAACATCTCATTGAACCCATCATATGGTGTTGGTAAAACAGAATTTAAATTATTCGACGGTGCTAAATACTGGGAAAAGAGAGCTATCCAAGCATTACAAGGTAATGAAGATTCTCCAACTGGTACAACAGGTGAATATGTTAAATCAACCGATGCTCCAGCTCCAGCATCATATGTATTAAGAACTTCAGCATATAGAACATTCTATTCAGATTATATTGAAGTACAACCTGGTGAAGAAGTTTACGGCGAAATGTACGTTAAACGAATTTCAGGATCAGGTGGATTATTCTATTATGGTATTGAAAGATTCGATAAAGACAAGAAACCAATTGCTGGTAATACTGGTACAACGTATTTTGTTGGTGGCGGTAATAACGTAACAAGTACTTCTTGGCAGAAGTTCTCAGGTTATACTACTGTACCAACAACACATACTGTGTTTAGTGGATCAGATGGTCAAGGATGTAGATATGTAAGAATGAGAGTTCTTATGAACTACTCAGGTGGCGGTGCATTAAGAGAATTCACTCCACCTATCTTAATGAGAACAAAGGTTCCATCAAGAATTCGTACAGATGAATCAGTTTACTCACCAATCTATTATGATTCAAATGATACAAGTTATTATTTAGATCCAAACGCAACATCTAAACTAAGCACGGTCGATGCAAGTAACTTTAGAGATAGAGATAATACTGCAAGATTCATGAATCCAAACTCTGGCGGTAATGTTCAGGGTAATTGGAACTGGAATAACGGTTCTATTACTAAGCTAAACAATCTAACATTTAATGATCCTGGAGTTAATGAAGGTATTAAGTGGGAAGGTGGTAGCTTATGGCAGATTTATGAATCACCAGATAACCAAACAAATGCTGCAGGTAATTTACAGTTTACTTCAGGTTCTGGTAATGGTACAAGAAGATTAACACTTAACGGATCAGGCGATGCTATTGCTGGTCGTTATATGGATGCATATAGATTCCGTGATAGAGATAATACTGGTTATTATGTAGAACCAGCCTCTACTTCTGTAATGGCAGAAATTTATGTCAACGATTACATACGTCATAATGGCGATACTAATACTTATCTAAGATTTCCTGGCAATGATGATATGCAGCTTGTTGCTGGTGGTCGTCAAATGCTTAGAATGGCTGAAGGTACAAACCCTGATAGACTAAGATTTGTAACTGATTCTAACTGGACAGACTCTTCTGGTAACTGGGCAATGTCTGGTAACATTACAGTTTCTGGTATTGGTTATTCATTAGCAAGTGCTAGATCACCGATCTTCTACGATTATAACAATACAAATTACTATGGTGACTTTGCATCGACATCGAGAATGAATGTTATCAATGCAAATATGTATACCTTAAATGATGGTTGGGATATTTACGATGATAATGGTGAAACATTAAATATTCGTTCTAATAACTCTGACCACGGTTATATTATATTTAGAGATTCAAATAGTACAGATTGTGGTAGAATTGAATTCGACGATGATAACTTCTTCGGTTTAAAAACACCTGCTAATGAGTGGGGTGTTTATATTGAAAATAATGCTCGAGTTTATACTTACTATAATGGTACTTGGGAAGAAAGAACAGCTCCAGGTTATATGGAAGCTCGTGGATCTTACCGTGCTCCAATATTCTATGATTCAAATGATACTGGATTCTATGCAAATCCAAATGCAACTTCAAGATTCCGTGATTTAACAACACTTGGTGTAATTAACACACCAGGAGTTACAGGATATGCGGGAGCATTATTAAGAAGAGATAATAGAACTATTGAGCCAAATGATGATCCAGCCGGACAATTAAAGTTTGGTTTCGGTTCTTGGAACAATAATAACACTGCTCCTTGGGCTGATTATTTACACTTAAGATCATACACAGATTCTTCCGGTGGATCAGATAACCTTCTTATGTTTAAGAAGTCTGGTCGTGGAATGCGTCTATATCAACAGTCTTGGAACTCAGGTTCAGTATATTCAGCATACTCTGACTTAGCTATCTATAACGCTAATCCAGGCGGTGGTTCAAATGCATACTTCTACGCAAGTAGATACTATGATTCAGATGATACTGGTTATTACTTAGATCCAAATAGTAACTCACGTATTAAGCATCTTAAAGTTGCTGCTACAAGTGCTAATGCAAGATATGACTTTGCTGCTCTTGAAGTTAGAGAACTTAACCATGCTGGTGCTCAAAGTGCTAATGCTCAAACTGCACCAAGAATTGGTTTCCACTGGGGTGGACGAGTTGCATCGCAAATTATGCTTGAAACAAATGGTGAGATCCAGATTAGAAACAATCCTGGTACTGGCTATGAAGATTTCAGAGCACAAATTGGTTACTTCCAAGGTGATGTAAGAGCTCCTCGTTATTACGATTCAAATAACACTGGCTATTACGGTGACTTTGCAAGTACATCGGTAATGAATACGATTGATAACCGTGGTGAAATCTATAATGATGGTTGGTTCCGTAACGATGTAAGTGGTCGTGGTCTTTATAATACTGCTACTGCAATGCATTGGTATTCAACTGGATCAAATGCTTGGAGAGCTTATTCTACAGCAAGTACTGTAAGAATTGATATGCACACATCTGGTAATAACAGACGTGGTGCATTCTATGCAAATAACAGTAACGAAGTAGGTATTCTATCGCAAGATGACGGTTGGGCGTTACAAACTACTAACTCTAAAGTAGATTCACATCATAACTTCTATGCTCCTATCATGTACGATAGAAATGATAGTAACTATTATGTAGATCCTAACGGTACATCTCGAATGAACCAAGTTAGAGCTAACTACTTTACAAATGATGGCGGCGCAAGTTCAAACGATCTCTTTGGTTTATATTGGGATTCAGGTAGATCACAGGCATATGCAATCTTTAGAGAATCAGGTGGTTGGTCTTATCCATATCCTGATCTAAGAATTGCTTTCCATACTGGTATTAAGTTTGGTGCAAACGCTTCTTACCAAGGTATGCGTTTCTATACTGACTATAATATGTCTGGTCAGGTTATGTCGATTAACAACGGTTCTGATCCACTTGGTGGCGGTAACGTTTATGTTAACAATAACCTACAAGCTGGTTCATCGTTAAGAGCTCCAATATTCTACGATTCAAATAACACTGGTTATTATTTCGACGGTGCGTCGGCTCACAGTACAAGATTTGAAGGTGTAAGTGCTAGAACAATGGCATACACTAACAAACCTGGTCATACAAGAAACTCTGGTGATTATTACAGATCGAGACCAAGACAAACTGGTGACAGTAACTATTGGACTGGTGCTTCAGGTTGGGGACGTCAGGATATGAACGTCGTTGGTACTTGGGGTTCAGGCTTTATCGATTCTTGGTCAAACCCACCTAACCAGCCTTCAGGTACATCTCACTGGGTTGGTACTCAGGCTTATCACTATAGAAGTTCTAATACTTCTGGTTATGGTTGGCAAATGGTTGGTGGTCCAATTGAGAACTTAAGATTCCGTTCTTCTTGGGCTGGTTGGAGATCTTGGAGAACAATTCCAATGCTTGGTGTTAACAATGGTAATGGAGCTGCAATGTATGCAAGCATCTATTACGATTCAAATAACACTGGTTACTATTGTGATCCATCATCGTTCTCTAACTTTAATAGTGGTATGCGTGCTACTGAGATTTATGCTCGTAACTGGTTCCGTAATGATAACTCTCGTGAAGGTATGTATAACTCAGCTACTGGTTCTCATTCTTATTCCTATCAAGGACAGTACTGGGCAATAACCGGTAACAATAACAGTTCATCTATGTCTCTACAACTTAGAGCGGCATATAACGGTACAATGTGTCGTTGGATGTATGGTGATAGAACTTGGTCTGGTGATCTTAACGCTGCTGGTCAATGGCAATTCCAAACTCGTCACACAGATGGTTACTCACCGTCTCTAAGATTCATTGAATCTGGTAACGAATCATGGACTGGTAACATTGGTAACGATGCTGGTAAACTTGAATATCACTCAAACCGTTTCTATCTAGAAGCTGGTGGTAACTCAAACAGAATCGTTCAGTTTAGACGTAATGGTTCTAACAGATCATATATTGATAACAACGGTCTTTATGTCGGTACTGCTACTTCAGCTCGCTGGGCTGACCTTGCGGAAAGATATACCGCTGATGCAATCTATGAAAATGCAACTGTTATGGGTATTAACATTGATGGTGATTCTGAAGTTACTAAGTGGGAAAAGGGAATGCCTTTAGCAGGTGTTATCTCTACTAATCCAGCTGTTCAAATGAACGATATGGGTATTAAACCAGGAAGTAATTCTAAGAAAGCTAAAATGAATCCATTCATTGCTCTTAAAGGACGTATTCCAGTCTTAGTAGTTGGCGATGTTAAGAAAGGCCAATGGGTAATTCCAGCTGGTGATGGTAAAGGTAAAGGCGTAGACTACGGAACTCCTGGTATAAATAGTTATGATATAATTGGTATTGCAGTTGGCAATAGTGAAAATGGTGAAGTAGAGGTTAAAGTATAAGATGGCATCATATGCAACATTGAATAATAATATGCAAACACAGTGCGGGCGTCAGCTTCGTACGTTTGATAGGACTATGCTATTGAGAGTAAACGTTTACGTTCGTGGAACTGGTGTAACGAGTTATACTTCAGGCGGAAACTATTATCATAGATTTGAATATGTAAACGCTTCATATTCTGTGTATAGTAATTATTTGTATAGTAGAATTTATACTGGTCAGTTAATTTATGACCAGGATGTTCAAGCATCTATTACAAGTGTTGTAAGAAGAACAGTAGATTTAATCGAAGGCAGAATGAGTAATAGAACGGTTAACGCTTATCTATGCCATGCAAGTTGCCATTCTTCATGCCATTCATCGAGAGGTAGACGCTAATGACTATGGATAGAGGTGACGTCAACTCGTGGGTTCAAAGCTACGGTGGAGGTCAATTAAGAACATTTGATAAAACTGTAAGGTGGAGAGTTAATGCATATGTTAGAGCTACGAGTGGAGCTTGGAGTTATACAACAGGTGCTAACTATTACCATAGGTTTGAATATGTGAATGCTTCAAATAGCATATATAATAACTATGTAGATAGCGGTATTAATTCGGGTAACATTATTTACCCACAAGATATTGTTGATACTATGGAAGATTTAACAAGGAGAACTGTAGACGTGATAGAAGGTAGAATTAGTAATCGTACAACGAATGCTTACTTCTGCCATGCGAGTTGTCACTCCAGTTGCCATTCATCGAGAGGTAGACGCTAATGTCAATGCAAAAATCATACTGTAGACAAATGAAATATTCAGGGCCGGATATGCTTCCACCTTCGAATGCATATAAGTATGATATTCTAATTCAAATGGAAGTATTGTCTGGATGCGAACAAGCTTGTCTAGGTTGCTTTGTAGATAAGAATATTGATGCATCGATGAATCAACAAATTATTGATAGAGCAAAAGAATTAGCCGATGGCGTTAAACGTACTGGCATGAATCTAAGAGAATTTGTTATAGGTCCAACCGATATATTTAGTGCAAGCAATACTGAAAGAGTTTTAAATAACCCAGTTGTACATGATATTATGCGAGAACATGAACATGCTCGTATCGCTGCTCCTGCAAAGTTTGATGTAGCAACTATGGAACGTGTACAAGAAATATTTGATATTCTTGATGACGAAGATAAATTTAGACGTGAAATGATTATCGAATTTATTATGCCAATTGGTAAAATAGATCAAATGCTTAATGATATAGTTTATCACCAAGAAGTAATGCGCAAAGTTAAATTTTTTAAAGAGAATACACCAAAGCAAATGGATTGGTCTTGGACGTTACAAGCATCTAATGTTGTTGGTAAGAAAATAGATAAAGAAACATATAACAAAATTCTAAAACGTTCAGTAAGAGATTACGAAACAATCGTTGAAATGAACCCTGCATTCTCAAGAGCTCGTAATCAGTTAATTCAACGTAGTAATTTAATGGGTTGGAATAATTGGCTAGGTAACGTTATTGATGAAGATAATCATAACGAAGCTGTTATGTCAATGGCTAATCTATATTGTAACTCAATTAACTTTATGGGAATAACAATTGTTCCTGGTAAAGATGGACCAACAACACACCTTAATGTAAACTTATATGAACAAGCATTTTTCCTTGAAAACAAAAATCTCGATGTTACAGGTTTAACGTTTGAAGAGATTTTAGATAGAAAAGACGAATTAGCAACTAAAGGAATAAATAAGTCTACTCAGGTAAAAGATTGTAATGGCTGCGAATATGCAGTAGCTTGCGCAAACAGATTAATATTCGAGGCACAAGATACATTAAATATTAATGGTTGTGTTCTTAACAAAGATGTATTAGATCATTATAACCCGTACGATTTTACGTGGAATGATGATGCACTTAAAAAATTAGGAGAGGCTTCATGATTGGCCAAAGTTTATATTACTTAAATAACAAAAAATATATTACCAATGTAACAAACGCTGGTACAATTGTTGATGAAATGAATAATTTTTATCATACAAAAGAACCTCGTCCTATTAAAGTAGTTCATCCATCAATGGAAGATACACAGCTTTTTGCAAGTCAAATGATGGTAGAGGCAGAAGCTAAAAGAACAGGAGTTACAGATTTATTTACTTTCCACAACTGGGAAGACGCAAATACAGTAAGTTTTATTGAAGATAACGAAAAATGTATTATTGCATATACAGATGAAAGTGATATGTTGCATGTCTTTGCAAGATATACCGCTGGTTTATTATATGCATCACAATTTTATGCTGACACAGAACATCAGGTTGATGCTATTGCTGCTCATTTTATTGAGAAAGTTGTAGAATCTGATACTCTTTTAACTATTATGACTACATCAGATAGTTTAACTGACGCAAGAAATTATTGTACAACAGTATTATCAAACGCAGATACTCCAAGATATAATGTTGCATATCAAAACGGTAAAAACTTTAGTTACGATTTATTATTCTTTTTACACGAACATTATCCATGTACAGCTGTAGCTAATCTTATAATTGAGAAATTTACTGTTCATTCTAGCGAAATTGTTAAAGATGTTATGGAACAATTTACAGCACAACGTAGAGATATGGCTTATATCATATCAGTAATCGATTGGATGAATACTAATGCAACAGACGCTAATGAATACACTACTGATAAAACTGCATTTATTAATAAAGTATTTGTAACTCCACATGTAAATGGAAATTGGACAGTTCCTTTCTATGCATTAAACGAGTTATGGGATAAAGTAAAAGACGATGCAGCATTTATAGCTGCACATACGAGTAAAACAAATCCAATCGGTGGTTGGGAATATAATGATCAATATAATGAGATCAATCATTTAATACCTACAGTGAAAAAGGTATTAGAAAGAACTTGGAATGCCGATAATCTTACTGCTGAGCTTAAATTACTAGATACTGATGTTCAATTCTTTTCGAGAAGGCAAAATAGGATTCCGTATCTAATACATAAATATACATTATAATATAGAGGTGATTATATAATGAGTGAAAAAGAAAAACTAGACAATGAAGAAATGATTGATATGGAGCTTACTGATATTTCTCAGTTAAAATGTTATACGCTTCCATTATCGCCACAAGATCTCGTTGCAATTTATAAAGAAAAGGGTGAAGACTCAGAAGACGAATATGTCTTGTGGGTAAATTATGCCGATTCAAGATTAAAATTATCTCCTCAACATATTCTAATTTATCTCGCAAATACTAATTTCAATACAACATTTTCTGCTATTGACGATGATCTGCTTATTGAATATATTAAAACAGATTTCTTAGTTAACGCGCCTCTTCTTTCTCGTATTCTTACTAATATTATTAAAACAAAGTTTGGACATCCATTAGCTCCATTAGAAAAAGAGTTATATAATATATTTGATGAAGAACGTATTATTAACTTTATTAAGAACAATGGTGAATTGCTTGACGAAGTTGTAGAAAGCATTGCATCAGTAATTCCATTTAGTCTTGTAAAATTAAATGAAAACTTGTCAGAAGAAAACCAAGCAAAAGAAGTAGAACTGCAGGAAACATTATCAGAAATTAAAGTAGTTGATACAAAAACAAATTGTGGACCAAACGTTGCAATGATGATTAAAGCAACTTGGGATGTGTTTCTTGTCATTACACATTATCGTGGATTAAGCTTAGAATATAATAAGAATCTTTATAACGATACTCCGAAGTATTATGGTAAAGACTTATTCTACGTTTTAAATCATTCTAATATTGTTAATAACATATTAGACTTTTTCCCACCAGGATACTTCATAACAATCGATAAAGAAGAATAATCTTCAATGCCCATAATAAAGAATAATCTTTATCATGCACTTACAACTGAAACAATTACAAAACCTGTTTCTGCTGTTAAGCTGCAATTAGATGTTCTCGATGGCTGTAAACATAAATGCCCTGGATGTTTTGTACATCGAAGAGGTAATTCCAGTGATGAGAATCAATTTAAAGATGCAGTAAAATTTGTAGATGATATCGCATCTCGTGGTATTCTTATCGATGAAATCATTATTGGTCCTACTGACTTTTTATCATCAGAAAACTTCTATGAAGTAATGCCTCATTTAGTCGATATGATTAATGAGCATTCTCCTATTTTAGCTTTTATTACAACTCTTATTGATGATGAACTTGAGCCTTGGGTTAAATGGCTTAAAGAAAGTATTAACTTAAATACTGAAATAGAGATAGGTATCGCAATTGATCCTCATAAGTTTCAGAATCAAATAAATTACGTCGAAAATATTAAACGTAAACTTAATTATATTAGTGATAATGTAGAGCATGATGTTGTTTATACGTTCTTACTTAATATTAAAGACTATGGTTTAGACTATCAAGTATTGCATGCTCAAGCAGTAAAAGAGTTTTCCACAACTATAGACTTTATCCCGTCAGTGTCTCGATCAGCGAGGCCTCACATTACTTTAGCAACTATCGATAAATTTAACGAATACTTTAATATATTAGCCGTTGGAGACAAGATTAATAATATTATGGTAGATCATTCGCACGCTGGTATGAATTATACAGTCCTTAATTACAAGAAAGGTAATTGGTGGTTATCGCCATTTATGTATGAGAATATGGCTGTCGAAGATGATGTGTTTAAAATCGAAAAGTTTGAAGATATACAATTAGTTACTGAATCTCAAATAGAAAGAGCAAAGGGTACAGAATGCGAATCATGTCCTATGTTCTTCTCATGCTATAACAGGAAAATTATCTTATTAAGAGATTATCTTGGAGTCAAACGTTGTATTGCACCTAAAGAAAATATGATAAATAACCTGCACAACTTTGATAGTGCAGCACAAGAAATGTATAACTGGTCTGAATATACGCCAGAAGCAGATAAGAACGGATACCGTAAAAAGTTTACACTTACTGACGATACGAATGGTAAAGAACTCAATCGAATAAAGAGTATTTTTTACACTTAACCGTTTACATTTTGCAATTTATATGTTATAATGGTATCATTATGGAGTAGTACATGAACTTTAATGAGTTTGAAGAATTTGTATTAAGTGAAAAATGTTTCAATAACCACGACGTTTCTTATATAGACGACGATGGATTGCAGCACTATTTGACTTATGATTCTTATTACGAGTACCATCCTAAAATTATGCATCAGCTCTTAATGACTAATAATACAATTAAAGTCGAGCAGATGGAAAGACATTACGGATATATAAATCAAACGGCACATGTTTTCTTTAACAAGAAAGATGGGCCTACTTTTGGTGTGCATACAGATCCTGTAAAAGTTATTATAGAATGCTTAGATGGAACTAAGTATATGGAAGTCGAAGGAAGAGAAGTTGAATTAAGACCTGGAGAATACGTTCATATTCCACCGAATACAGAACACCGGGCACTAAATTATAAAAAGGCATTGATGGTAAGTTATGGCATTAGCGACACAGAAACACTTGATGGTATACGTGAAAACAACGGAGACATGCAATCTTAATTGTTCTCATTGTTTCACGTCTGGCAGTAAAGGTAGAAAGATATATTTTAAACCAAAGGAAACCGCCGAATGGTGCAATGGTTTAGATAGTGACTCATGCGATAAAGCTATACATTTCGAGTATCACGGCGGTGAACCTATGCTTGCTCCGATGGAAGATATTATGGAATTCTATAATATTACTAAGCAACACTGGGGCGATCGTTGTACTCACGGAATTACTTCAAATCTAGTATTTAAAATAAAAGACGAGCATCTTAAGTTCTTTAAAGAATGTATTACAGGTGGATATGTTGCTACATCGTGGGATCCTAATATACGATTTGCAAATGAGAAACAGCGTAAGCTTTGGGAAGACAATGTTAAGATGTTAGTTGCCGAAGGTTTAGATATTAAATGTTTTATATCAGTATCTAAAGACGTAGTTGCTATGGATCCACTTGAAATTGCTGATTATATGCATTCACTTGGTATTGTTGATATATCTTATGAGCGTTTAACTCATAACGGTAATGCAACAATCAATATGGATATATTTCCACATAATAGAGAACTCGATGATTTCTGGATGCGTATGCATCAAACAACAAAAGATCATCCTGTAAGTAATTCATTCTTAGAAACTGTATACGCTAAATTTGATAAAGAAGCAGATACAAGAGCTGGTACATTCTGTAGAGATTGCGAACAAAAACTTCATACAATTAATGCTGATGGTACTATCGCAGGTTGTCCAAATTCTGCCCCTACAGATCACTATGGACATATCAGTCAACCAGTTCCAAAGGTTCGTGGATGCTTTAAGCGTATGGAAATTATTGCACAAGAGTTACACGTTCGTGATATGAGATGTTATTCATGTCCTGTATTTGATATATGTCACTCTGATTGCCATCAATTAGAATGGATGGATGATGTATGTCCCGCTCCTAAGTCATTAATGTTAGAGTTGGCGAAGGAAAAGCAATGGATCTAATTATTAAGCCTACCGAGGCTTGTAACTTTAAATGTAGCTTTTGCTCGTCTACTGCGATCGATCCTGATCATGCAGGATTACTCGACTTAGATTACATCTATAAGTTTTTAAAACGATATCCAGATACTGCTACTATTATTGTAAATGGTGGCGATCCATTAATGGTAGATCCAAGCTATTATTGGAAACTTATCGATCATTTAGATGAACATAATTATCCCGCAACTATTAGTTTTACAACTAACCTATGGCCGTTTCTTATTAAACCAAAGAAGTGGGTAGATCTATTTAATCATGATCGATTAGGTATTTGTACATCATTTCAGTATGGTGGCGGTAGATTAAAAGGTGATTTCTCAGAATTTACTGAAGCAGATTTTTGGTTGTGCTCGGATGCAATGCTTAAACACTGTGGTTATAGACCAGATTTTATTGCAGTTATTGTCGAAGAAAATATCGATGATGCTATTAAGAACGTAGAACTTGCTAAGGAAATGGGAGTTGTTTGTAAACTTAATTATGCAATGGCTTCTGGTATTCAAGGTACAACATTACAGTTAAGTAAGATATACGATCTATATGTAAAGATTTACGATATGGGTCTTGCTGATTGGGAATGGAATACTCAGCAAATGATGAAACGACTTGGTGGTTCTGCAACTACTTGTCCACAAAATAGAAACTGCGATTCAGGTATACGTGCATTAAATCCTGGTGGTGACTATTATTCGTGTGGCGCATTTGGAGATGATATGGATTATCCTATTAATTTCCAAGAAGAAGTTATTGATAATGGTCCTTTGCAAACTCCATTGCAATTAGATCCAAATATTCAATCAATGAAAACTGCATGTTTTACTTGTCCTATGTTCCAGATCTGTAATGGTTGTAAGAAAACAGTCCGTGATATGAAACGAGAAGGAACAGTAGAATCTCATTGTAGACAAATGAAAACACTTGCACCAAGAATATTAGAGATTAATGGACTTGATCCTAATAGTGTAACACCTTATGTTGACGAAACACCTGATAATATGATCGCAATAGCTAATATATAATATGAATATATCAATTAATCCTACTTATTATTGTAACTTTCGATGTGATTTCTGTTACTTAACTGAAGCTCAACTTGCTGATAGGAATAAGATTAGTCCTGAAAAGCTTGATGAAGTATTAAGTAAAGTCACAGATCCAATAGAACATATTGATCTATATGGCGGTGAAATTAGCCTATTGACAAAAGAGTATTTTTATGATATAAAAGATGTGATACGTAAATATTATGATGGTGATATAAACATTAACACTAATTTTAGTGCATTACCAGATTACTTTTATGATGACGATATTACAATAAGTGTATCGTATGATTTTTCTGCACGAGAAAAAGAACAATTTGTTTTAAACAATATGATGGCTTCTCGTAAACCATTATCTGTTTTGATATTAGCATCAGAAAAAGTATTGGCAACTGATGTGGAGTTTATGATCTTTACATTAAACATGTGTTCACAGGTAAAATCAGTAGAAATCAAACCATATTCTACTAATCAAGCTAATGCGCATCCTGTAACACATCGAGATTTTGAAGAACATATTAAGAAATGGATTGACGCAAAAACTGAGAAAAGGTTTCAGTTTATTAACCAAGATCTAATAGAAGATGCTCTCGACGGTAATTATTCAGCGTTCAGTGATGATCATGTATATATAACACCGAAGGGTAAATTTGGCGTATTGGAGTTCGATAAATACGATCGAGAGTATTTCAAAGAATATTCTACGTACGAAGAGTACAAGCAATGGGCAGCACTTGAGCCTATCAACAACGTATCTGATATCTGTAAAGCATGTCCATATTATGGCGGATGTTTAACAGAACATTATAGATATGTACGAGATTTAGACAACAGCTGTAACGGATATAGAGGATTATTAGATTGGTATGATGGGAAATAATATGAAAAATTGGAAAGCAAGTCAGGCAGCGTATCACACCGCAAACAAAAGCTTTAAAGATGATTTAACAGACGAGGATATAGTCTATTCAGAAGATATCGTTGAAGATGTGTTAAGGCACTTTGTAGAATATGTTGATGAGTGGATCTATCCTGCAAAATCATATGTAGTAGGTATATGCTATGCTAAATGGTTAGAACGAGATTTTGGTGAGGATTTTTACGAGGTATTGGACGATCCAGATTTGTTATTTGGTAATGACCCATACTTTGTTCCTTATTCAGAAGATGAACAAGTATATGAAGCAATATTAAGAGAACTTGATTTTAATGAAGATTTAGGAATGGTTCCTGATATTCACGAGTATTATCGAGAGGAAATGTTTTTTGGTAGCTAAATTTCCAAACGGTTCGTTAATAATGACAGATCGTCAGCGTAACAGCGGGCTAGTTAATCCTGCCGATCCTGAAGCCGATGCAGTAACTAAAATTATCCTTGAGGATAAGAGACCGGATATCGGCGAAATAGAGTTGACTCTATTTGAAAATTGTCATTTGAACTGTTTCTTTTGTCACCACGACAAACAATCAACAGTAGGATTATCAAGAGAAGAAATATTCTCTAAATTAACCCTTGTTGAAGATCATCTTATTAAGATGAAAGGCCGAGCTGATGTTGTACAAATCAATATGGTCGGTGGAGAGTTATTTCAAGATAGAATATCTGAGTGGGCATATCCTGTCTATTATGATTTTTTAATTGAAATTAAAAAGTTATATGATAAGTACGATCATAATATTAAAGTCGTATGGGTAACATCATTTCAGTTTGTAAAACGCGATAGAGTACAAAAACTTATCGATGATTTAAACGCTGCTGATATACCGTCATATATAATATGTTCATATGACTTTGATGGTAGACCTGTTAAAGGACCATATGGTAAGAATATAGAATACTTTGCAGATTATATTACATCGATTAATATGGTTGCAACTGTACCTTCTATTGAAAAGTTTATGGAAGACAAGGACGAGTATTTCCATTATCTATATGAGAAGTTTGATAATTTCTACTTTGATGATTATATTCCTGATAAAGGCTTTGATCATTTAATACCAAGCGATAGTTTATATCTCGAGTTCTTAAAATTCGTATATCACAACTATCCTGATATTAATCCTATCAAAGATCTAATATATAAAGATAAGAACCATATGCATTGCTTGTCATTAAATAAGGTTACGATCTTTCCAGATAATAGTACATCTAATTGTCGTTGGGATAGATATACTCCTGAAGATTTCAATACGCCATTACATAGAAAAGATAACGCGTCAATGATGCAAGCTTATATGAATGAGCATGGATGTTTATCTTGTAAATGGTGGGATAAATGTGGTTTTAGATGTTATACACAATGGGATTGGAAAAATCGTGAACGTGATTTACCTGATTGTATTATGCGAATGTGGTTTAATTATATGGAAAAAGATAAATTATGAAGTTAGATTTTTATACATTTGATAAGACGTTACTTGAGTTATTACCAGTTAAAAGAAAAGTACAAAATCCATCTTGGTGGAGTAAACTTAAAAAGTTTTATTATGAGTTTGATGTTAAATCAGGTATTAAGGTACCGGCTCCTACTGTTAAACTCTGTCCTGGCGTTGCAGATTATATAAGAAACTCAATCGATATTAAGTTGTGGTCTGATGTTATTTTTAAAATAAAACCTAATGGACAAGTAACAAGCGCTAGTCCACTTACAGATGAAGGTAGAATGCATGTGTCATTACATTCTGATGATCAAACAGGACCTGACTTATATAATGGTAGAACTGTTGTAAAACTTGCAAATCCTTGGGCTGTAAAAGCTTCGGATAGAACAAAGTTTCTTATTACAGAAAACCATTATAATGAAGAATTAAGAGAACATGGAATACTCATATCACCAGGATTAACTAATTTTTACGATCAACATGCTTTAAATATATTCTTAGTATTTCCTATTAAGGAAGAAGAGTATGAAGTAACACTTAACTATGGTACAACATTAATGTCGTTGCATCCTATGACTGATAAACCAGTTGATGTTAAATGTAGTTTTATGAATCAAGAGAATTTCAACGGATTATTAGCAAACTTTCCTAATAAGTTCTTTGGAAGATATTATGCGAAAAGAAAGGTTACTGAATAATGGAATACTTGAATTTATGGCCAACAACAATTTTAAAAGGTAAATTTGATACCGACGGAATGGTTGACTATATACTAACCAACTATGATATAAATAATTTGCATTCCGAAACATCAGGCTATAATATGTTTGATAACGACCACAAGGTTTTAGATCAGTTTAAAGCCATGTGTTATAATCATTTTGATGATTATCTTACAAAGACTCTCGATAAAAAGATTTCTGACTGGGGTAATTATACTATGAAGGCTTGGCTTACAGGCCACGGTAAAGATTACAATATGACTATACATAATCATTCAGGCGCTCATTTATCGGCTGTCTATTATGTATTGGCTGAGCAAGAAAATGCAGGTGGTGCGATCGTATTTTCAGATCCACGTACGAACGCAAATAGAGGTTTTGATGATAAGTGGGGAGTAATGTTTGAACAATTTAAACATGTACCCAAAACAGGAGATTTTATGATCTTTCCAAGTTTTACTTACCATCACGTAAATCCTTACCTTTCCTCACTACGGATGTGTATACCGGTAGATCTCTTTCTACACAGAGGATAAAACATATAAATAGAACTAATAAAGATAAAGTTCAAACAAAATAAATAACCTAACTATTATAGTTATATTAACAATTGGAGAATAAAAAATGGCTCTTACATTAGAATACTCAATTACTAGTCTTAAAGTAAAAGATGAAGTAAACGCAGATGGCGAAACGCTGCCAAACGCAGTTGTTCAGACATATTGGAAAGTTGTTGGCACCGATAATGGTGGTAATACTTCTGATTGGGCTGGTGCAACTCCTTTCACAGCTGCTAACGTTCCTGCTGGTTCATTTACTGCTTTCGAAGACTTAGAAGAAGCAACAGTAGTTGGATGGGTTCAAGCAATCGTTGATGGCGATGCTGGTTACAAACAGCATATCACTGATCAACTACAACGTCAGATTGATGAAGATCTTGTCGAAGAACGCGCCATGCCTTGGGCTGAGGATGTTACACCACCTCTACCTGATGACGCACCTGGAGCAGAAGATCCCGCTCCTGCAGAAGGCGGCGAGTAATTAGATAAAGGAATCTATCGTGAATTATACTTGGAAAATTTCAAAGCTTGGATTAACTGATCAAATGAGTACAGACGACGTCTTACTCGAAAATGCGATCGTTAATGTTAAGTGGAAAAGAATTGCGACAGATACTGATGGATTAAAAGCGAGTTACCTCGGTAGTACTGATTTGAATGCCGCTATTTTGGCGGCAGACTTTGTTGCATTAAACGATGTAACAGCTGAAAACGTTACTAGTTGGCTCGAGGCTGCAATAACAGCAAATGGAATTGCAAAAATCGATGCTAAATTAGCAACAAAAATTGAACGAAAAAGATTGCGTAGTATCTCACCTTCCTGGTAGATATAAATAAACTAAACAATCAATCTTTTATATTATGGAGGTGACATGCACGATTTGCATATGGGTGGCTTAGCGGCTTGGGCTTTGAAAAGAGGCGGGTCGCTCCATCCAATACTATTACCAAAATCGGTAACCGGTAATGAAACCGGAATTATGAATCCGTCGATCTATTCCCACAAGGGAAAGCTTCTTCTTAACATAAGACATATCAACTATATTCTCTATCATTCAGAGGGTAAGCGGTTTCCACATCAATGGGGACCATTAGTCTATATTCATCCCGAAAACGACGTAACTTTAACAACTCATAACGTAATGTGTGAGCTTGACAATAACCTGAATCTTGCATCTGCTCAAAGAGTAGATATGGCTTTAGATACTGGCAAGCCTACGTGGAACTTTATTGGTTTAGAAGATGCTCGTTTATTTGAGTGGGATGATAAATTATATCTTTGTGGCGTACGAAGAGATTGTTATGATGATAAAGGTACAGGTCGTATGGAACTATGCCATATTGATCAAGTAGATGGTAAATGGACAGAGATTTCTCGACATCCTATTCCAGCTCCTGGTGATGATGGTTCTTTCTGCGAAAAGAATTGGATGCCTGTTTTAGATGAACCTTATACTTTCGTTAAATGGTGTAACCCAACTCAAGTCGTTAAGTTTAATATTGAAGAAGGTACAACTGAAGTTGTATATGAAGATACTTCAGAACGTGCACCATTTGAAAAAGATTTCCGTGGTGGTTCACAAGTATTAAGATTAAACGATGACCAGCGCATGGCATTCGTACACGAAACAAATCTATTAAGAGATCCCTTTGGTCGTAAAGATGGTGACTATTCTCATCGCATATTGGTATGGGATAATGATTGGAACTTAATCCATGCATCTCGTAAATTTCATTTTATGGGTACGTTCTTTGATCATGTAACAGGTATTGATTACAATATTGAGTTTGTTACTGGAATGTGCGTACATCCTGAAACTGGAGATATTCTGGTATCTTATGGATTCCAAGATAATGCTACGTTTATTTTAAGACTTCCTCATAAGTTGTTCTTAGACTTTTTGAATAGTAAGGTATAATTATGAAATTTGATATAAAACTTTTAAATGATGTAGTATTAGATTACGATAACCCCGATAAAATATACGCATTAGCAAGACAATACGATAAACTCGAACAAGGATCAGGAGCACATAGCTTTTATTTAAGAGCTGCTGATATGTCGCCAGGTAAAACCTTTGAGGAAAAATGGTTACAATATAAATGTATGATACTTTCTTCGATGATTTATCAAAGAAATGAAAATCGTAATCAAAGTGTTCAAGGATTATTAAAGATTGCAATTGCAACATTACCAAATAGACCTGAAGCTTATTACTTTATGGCTAAACTTAAAAGAGATCAAGAAGATTATCGTGAAGCAATAATGTATGCTCAAATAGGTATGCAGTTTGAAGGTCAAGAGTACCTTGATAACGATGTTGGTTATCCTGGTGATAATGCATTAAAAGTATTATATGCTCGTTGTAGATGGAAAACCGATGGTAGAGATGATTCAAAGAACCTTGCATTTGATTTAAAATATAAGAATAAATTAAACAAAAAAGATGAAAAGGCTGTTAATGCTTTATTGGCAGAACACGGGTATCCAAGTACTCTTGCATATGACCCATCATTATTTGGTCAATATAAATTTAAGTTTGATGGCCAAGAAGATATAAAGACTAACTATTCTCGTCATTTCCAAGATATGTTTGTACTATCTGTATTAGATGGTAAGCGTGACGGTACCTTTATTGAAATCGGTTCTGGACATCCTGAGCTATTTAATAATACATTATTATTAGAAAGAGACTTTGGATGGCGTGGAATTAACATCGATAGTTCAGAAAGATTTGCTCATATATTCTCAAGACATCGAAAAACTAATATGATCCATGCTGATGCAGCTGGTACAGATTATGGTACAGTATTTAAACAACAATGTTTAGAACAACATATAGATTTTTTAAGAATCAATTGTGAATATGCATCTATTGAAGCTTTAAAGAATATTCCGTTTGCTAAACACGAGTTTGGTATTATTCAGTTCCAGCATAACGCAACTTGGTGGGGAGATCAATTTAGAAAAGAATCTCGAGAGATACTGCAAAAGATCGGATATATACTATTAGTAAGTGATGTTGCAGTAGATAATACTCAAAACTATGAAGATTGGTGGGTACATCCAATGCACGCAAATCGTAAACAAAATATGAAGTCTAGCAATAAGATAAACTTTGCTTGGGACTATATGATGGAGAATGTTAAATGAAACCAGTATTGATAACAGGAGGATTTGATCCTCTACACTCAGGCCATATTGCATATATGAAAGCAGCTAAAGAACTTGGCTCTATTTTATATGTGGGTGTTAATTCTGATGAATGGTTAACTCGTAAGAAAGGTAGACCATTTATGTCACTCGAAGAAAGAATGGCAATTATTAAAGAGATTGGTTGTGTAGGACACGTATTCTCATTTAATGATGATGACGATACTGCTATTAATGCTATCGAATATGTAAAGTATTCTGCTCCTCGTAACGCTGAAATCATTTTTGCAAATGGTGGAGATCGTACAAAAGGTAATATCCCTGAAATGTTTAGTGGAGGAGATCAAGTAAAATTCGTATTTGGTGTAGGTGGAGATGATAAAAAGAATAGCTCATCTTGGATTCTAAACGAATGGGATAAACCTACTACTCAAAGACTCTGGGGTAAATATCGAGATCTTGATTCTAACGGTCATTGGAAAGTTAAAGAACTCTCTATTGATGTAACTAAATCTCTATCTGATCAACGACATTTTAAACGTTCAGAACATTGGCATATTGTTGATGGAGAGTTAAGAATGGAACTTGCGTTTGGAAATGGTTACTCAACTAATAAGATCTATAAAACTGGTGACAGTATCGATATTCCGATAAATACTTGGCATAAAGCAACTAATGTTGGAGACCGACCTGTCAAGGTTATTGAAGTTTGGATGGGTTCAGAACTATCTGAAGATGATATAGAAAGAAGATCTTAGTAGTGTTTTAAGGATGATAATCCTATTATACCATAGTTCATCGCGGGTGTCAACTGTTATTTTATAAATATGTATAAATTAATCTATAAACAAAGGAGACGATGATGGCTTTTCAGTTATCAGTAGCCGCAAGAAACGCTACTTTAGCCGCGATCGAAACAGAAGTTGGTATTAACCCTATTTTAACCATCAATACTGGTACAAAACCTGCCGACGCAGCTACTGCAAACACAGGTTCAGTTCTAGCAACTATGGTTCTACCAAGTGATTGGTTGGGTGATGCTACTGCTGGATCTATTGCATTATCAGGTACTTGGCAAGATTTATCAGCCGATGATTCTGGTACTGCTGGATATTTCAGATTGCATAATAACGCTGGCACAGTATGCCATATGCAAGGTACTATTACTGCCACAGGCGCTGGCGGAGATATGCAGTTGGATAATACTAACATTGCAACAGGTCAGCAAATTAATATTACCACGTTCACAATCACAGCTGGTGGGGCTTAACTTTAACATAAGGTAAAGCCACATGTCTGCAAATGGTGCTGTTACTACAACATTAGATTTTGAATACTTTGGCGGCGGCGTCATTCAAGTATCAGGAGAAGTATCAGGTTTAATTGATAATTCTTTTGTGTTTGATGGCCGCGTACCTGTTTTTGGTCACATCGAACCAGTTACTATTGACTTTGGATTTAGTGCTGGTATTGAAACACCTACAATTTATGGCACCGTTGAAAATGCAAGCTTTGATTTTACCTCATATAGTTTTGTAGAGTTTGGTGTACAACGATATCTTTCAGTAGCAAATAACACATTATTTGATTATAGTGCTACTTCCGAAGGTTATGTTACAACTCACGTAAACTTTAATCCCACTTTAGACTTTAACATTGATACACACATCTATGTATTCTCATTAGGTGATGGTGAAGGCACGTATTCTTTCAGTGTTGAAGGATTAGGTTTAAATGTATCTACAAGAGAATATTCAAAAACTGGCGGAAACTATGTTACTTTTGATGGAATCGACAATAATGACTATAGAATAGTTGATTCAAAGAATGGAATTAAATTAATTAGCAACGGAATATCACAAGCTGATATCATACAGACATAGTTTGCTTTTAATAAATATCTAATAAATAAAAGTAAAACTCGGAGATAAACAAATGGCGGCTAGCTTTTACATAAAACAAAACGACACTGCACCGTCTATTGAGGCTGGCCTTACAGATTCTAACGGTAGAACTAAATCTATGGCCAATGCTTCTGCAGTTAAGTTTCATATGAAAGACGAGAATGGAAACATTCTTATCGAAAACGGTCTTGGAACTATTAAGAGTCCTACAAAAGGAATCGTTGCTTATGAATGGCAGACAGGAGATACTGCAAATTCTGGTATCCATAGTGCAGAATTCCAAGTAACGTATAATAACGGTCAAATCGAAACTTTCCCTAACACTGGTTATATTAAAGTAATCGTTAAAGACGAATTGGCTTAAAAGGAAAAACAAATGGCACAACCACAATCAAGAGAAGAATTTAAAGATTATATTTTAAGAAAAATCGGTGCACCAGTTATCGATATTAATGTGTCTGAGGAACAAGTTGAAGATCGTGTAGATGAAGCCGTTTCTTTTTGGAGAGATTATCACTATAACGGTAGTCAACAAGTATATCTTAAGCATCAACTTACAGCTCAAGATGTAGAGAATGGATATATTAACTTACCGGCAGGATTGCTTGGTATTTCATCTATCTTTCCATTAGATACTTCTATTTCTACCGGTAGCGGAATATTTAACGTAAACTACCAATTCGTTTTAAATAATCTTAATGATCTTACAGGTTATACAATTCAAAATTATTATATGACTATGTCGCACTTATCATTCTTACAAGAATGGTTAGTAGGCTTAGCTCCTATTCGTTACAACAAACATGTAAACAAACTTTATATCGATGCTGGTAAAGCATCTTTCAGAGAAGGTAAGTATATCATCGTTGAAGCATATGATGTTATTGATGAAGATGCTTATCCTGACGTGTGGGGAGATCGTTGGTTACAAAACTATTCATCAGTTCTTGTAAGAGAACAATGGGGTCTTAACCTTACTAAGTTCACTAACATGCAGTTAGTTGGTGGCGTTAGCTTTAATGGCGAACAAATTCTGCAAGAAGCAAGAGCTGAAAGGGAAAAAATGGAAGAAGAAGCAATCCGGACTCTTCAACCTCTCGCCCACAATTTTATTGGATAAAAAATGGCAACGAATTCGTACTTCAGAAATTACGACAATTTCAACGAGCAGAATCTAATTGACGACCTTGTAATCGAATCAATTAAAATCTATGGCGTTGATGTTAAATACCTGAGTGGTCAATTTAACAATGTTGATAAAATCTTTAATGAAGATGATACACCTCTTTATGATGAGATGTATGGCTTTGAAGTATATGTGAAAAATGTCGATGGCTTCGAAGGTGAAGGAGATTTCTTATCTAAGTTTGGTTTACAAATAAGAGATCAAGTTACATTTACAGTCGCTATCAGAACATTTGAAAGATATGTTACTCGTAAAGATGCAGAAAAAGTACGACCAAGAGAAAACGATGTTATTTGGTTACCACTTAATCAGAAAATGTATAGAATTACTTATGTAGAACATGAAAGCGTATTCTATCAATCTGGTAAGTTACAAGTTTACGATATTAAATGTGAACTTATGGAATACTCAAACGAAAGATTCGATACAGGCCGATACGAAATCGATCATTACTTTGATGATATTAAATCCACAACTGATGTTGTACAAACTCTTGAAGATGTTGCTAACAACGATCCAATTGCTCAGAACTTTGAATTCGAAAAATTAGCCGATGATATATTAGACTTTTCTGAAGTTGATCCATTCAGTGAAAACATTAGCATAGAGGATTCATAATGGCTATTGCAAATTACTTTTATAATGAAACTACAAGACGATATGTAGCTTTATTCGGTACATTGTTTAATCAATTAAAGATTGAAAGAAACGATAATGCCGGTAACTTAGTACAGTCAATGATTGTACCATTGTCCTATGCACCATTCCAAAAAGTTATTTCAAGACTTAGAGAAGATCCTGATCTATTAAACAGTACAAGACCTGCAATAAGCTTACCTCGTATGTCTTTTGAGATTACAAGCTTAAACTACGATCCACAACGTAAAATTGGATCTACTCAAAAGATGACAAAGAGACAAAAGCCAGAGTCTGAATCATCTCGTAATTTTGTACATGCTTCAGTACCATACAATATAGAATTTTCTTTGTACATTATGACTAAGTATTCAGAAGATGCTACAAAGATTATGGAACAAATTATTCCATTCTTTACTCCTGATTGGACTGTTACTGCTAAGATGGTTAACGATCTAGATCCAATCGATATTCCAATTATATTGAACTCAGTAACAACCGAAGACTTATATGAAGGTGACTACGAGTCACGTCAAACCATACTGTACACACTCACGTTTACTTTAAAAGGTTGGTACTTTGGACCAGAGAAGAAACAAAAAGTAATTAAGTTTATCGATATTGATATGATGACTGACACAGCATCAAATGCTCCTCGTCAAGAAGGCATTACTATTAAGCCAGGTTTAGATTCAAACGGTAATCCACTTACAGAAGATGGTATAGGCGTAACTGCGGTTGCAAACACTACGAATGGTACTATATCTGGTATTACAATTACAAATGACGGTGAAAACTATAATCCTAATAATGATATATCAGTAACTATTGCTGCACCTGATACATTAGATGCTAGCATTTCTCCAAATATAGTAGACACTGAGATCACCTCGTTCACCATAAATGAAGGTGGAGGGTACTACTCTAGCCTGCCAAGTATTACTATAAGCGAGCCAGATATGCCTGTAACCAATGCTACGGCTTCACAGCAACTATCTGGAAGCACCATTGGATCAATCACAATAGATGAAGGTGGTACATATTATAACTCAGCAGGTATTACGATATCAGAACCACCTGCAAAATCTCCCTATGTTAAATTTGGAGATGACGCTTTATATCACGCTAATCATACTGACACTACAACCTTACATACAACTGGAATCAACTTCGTAACTGCTGGTAGTGGTTATGCTATCGAGTTTTGGATATATCCAACAGAATTCCACGCAAACGATAATGTTATTCTGCATATGCAAGGTAATAATATGAGAATCGAAATTGAAAACGGAACTCTTGCATTATTCTATGCGACAGGTGGAGCACCTTGTAGATCTACACCAGAAGTAATAGTCCTTAATCAATGGAATCATTGTCGTGTTGAACACTTTGGTGCAACGGCAAGATGGTTAGTAAACGGTGTAGCAGATGATGGTACTTCAGGACCACAAGGATTCTTACTTGGTGGTGGAGCAACTGTTGTTGCCGGTGAACGTTCTGCAAATGAAAGATCTTTCCTAGGTGCTTTGGATAATATTACTATCGGTACAATTAGTTCATTAACACCTGCAGGAACATATACAATACCAACAACTCCACAAAGTGGTGGAGACTATACTGGTAACTTTGATAAAGATATCGCAACTGCCGATGTTGTAGTTACAAATGGAGAAGTAGTTTCTGCTACTATAACTAATCCTGGCTCAAACTATGATGCCAATACAGTAATTACAATTACAGCACCAGATTCTACTCCTGCTAATTTCCAAGCATCAGTTACTCCAGTTCTTACCGACGGAACAGTAAGTGGAATAACGATAAATAACAGTGGTAGGTTCTATGCTACGGCTAATGTTTCAATATCATCTGCTGTTGCTAATACTGCTACTGCAGAAATAGTAATAGACGGAACAGGACAAGCAAGTGCGATTAACGTAACAAATGCTGGTTCTGGATATAGAACACCTCCTGTAGTTACAATCGGCGGACCTGCTGCAACATCAGTTCCATATACACAAATTGAATTTGATGACGACTGGGGTATTATTACGATATTTGAGGATGCATAATGAGCGACGAAAAGATTTCTTCTGCACTTGGGATTAGGCCAATGTCAGAAATAGATGAAGATGAAAAGAATGTTCCAGTAGTAGCAAAGGCTACTGAAGACAAAGCATTACCTGCTGTTGTCTCTGAGCAAGATGATGAGAACTTAGAAGATATCGAAGCTGTAAGAAAAAATGTTGCAGACGTTATTGAAACAGGTAAAGATGCAATGATGGAAATGCTAGAAATTGCAAAACAATCTGAACAACCTCGAGCATTCGAAGTAGTTTCTACTTTAATGAAAACTCTTCTCGACGCCAACAAAGATTATGCAGACATATCAACTAAAAAGAAGTTTGCTAAAGAAGAAATAAACGCTCCCAAAGAAGCAGCCCAAACAAACACTGTAAATAATAATCTAATCGTATCGACAGCAGATTTACTTAAGATGCTGAAAGATCAGAAACCGGACGATGATGGTGTAATAGATGGGTGATGGATATTTAGGAAACACTCACCTTAAAAAGGTTCAAGAACAAATTGAATGGACGCCAGATCTTGTTCAAGAATATATGAAGTGTGCTGAAGATCCTATTTACTTTGCAAAAGAATATATTAAAATTGTACATGTGGATCGAGGATTAGTTCCCTTTGATATGTACGATTATCAAAAAGAGATTTGTGATAAGATTTTTAAAGAAAGAAGAGTTGCAGTTTTAACAGCTCGTCAGTCAGGTAAGACCACAACAGCAGTGGCAGTTATTCTACATTATATCTTATTCAATGAATTTAAAACTGTAGCTATCCTTGCGAATAAAGGAGATGCCTCTAGAGAGGTTATGGCTAGAGTTAAGTTAGCATATGAAGCATTGCCAAAATGGTTACAGCAGGGCATCGAGGAGTGGAATAAAGGTAACATAGCACTCGAGAATGGATGCCAAGTACTAGCAGGAACAACATCTTCCAGCGCTATTCGTGGTAAATCAGTTAACTTTCTATACCTAGATGAGGTTGCCTTTATTGAAGGATACGATGAGTTTTTCGCATCAGTATATCCAACTATTTCATCTGGTGAGAGCACTAAGCTATTAATGACTTCTACACCTAATGGATTAAATCATTTTTGGAAAACCTGTAAAGGAGCCAAAGAAGGTACAAACGGTTATGAATATCAAGAAGTAATGTGGTATGATGTTCCTGGTCGAGATGATAAATGGAAACGAGAAACACTTGAAGCTTTAGATCACGATGAACAAAAGTTTAACCAAGAATATTGTTGTGAGTTTCTTGGTTCTTCGGGTACACTTGTTTCAGGAGCTAAGCTCAAAGAACTTTATGCTGAAAAACCTATTGCTCAAAGCGAAGGGTTTATTCAATATGAAAAACCTGAAAAAGATAAAAATTATGTAATAACTGCAGACGTTGCAAGAGGTAAAGGTTTAGATTATTCAACTTTTACTGTTTTTGATATTACTGATATGCCATATAGACAGGTCGCTGTTTATAGAGATAATTATATCGGTCCAATAGATTTTGCATCTGTATTGAATAGATGTGGTAAACTATATAATGAAGCAGGTGTATTAGTAGAAATTAACGATATCGGCGGGCAAGTTGTCGATGTTTTACACATAGACTATGGTTATGAGAATTTACTTTATACGCAAAACTCTGGGCGGAGTGGTAAAGTACTTAGTGGCGGATTCGGAAAAAACGTAGAAAATGGTATAAGAACAACAAAACTTGTAAAGGGAACTGGTTGTTCTATGTTAAAAATGCTCGTTGAACAAAACCAATTGTTTATACGAGACCATGAAACAATACAAGAATTGAGCAGGTTTTCTAGAAAAGCTAACTCATTCGAAGCAGAATCCGGTTTTCATGATGATTTAGTAATGAATTTAGTATTGTTTGCTTGGATGACCGAGCAGGCCTACTTTAAAGATATGACTGACATAAATACATTAAAGAAGCTCAGAGAAAAAACAGAAGAGCAAATTGAAGAAGAAATGCTACCGTTTGGTTTTATCGATGATGGAGACAATGATGATGGATTCTATCACGATGATGGCCTTCGACTATGAAAAGCTCATATAAATAGCAAATCGAGTAATTTATAAATAGAAACAGTTATAACAATTAAATTAAAACGCGTTTCTAATTAAATAAAGGAGAAAAACATGGCTTTTTCCGTAAGTCCTTCCGTCATTGTTCGTGAAGTGGATGCGAGTCAGGCAGTACCAGGCGTTGCAACAGCTCCAGCGGCAATAGCTGGCATATTCAAGTGGGGTCCAACTAATGATCCTATTTTAATTACTTCCGAAAATCAATTAGTAGATCGCTTTGGTACACCAACCGACGACAACTACGAGACATTTTTCACAGCAACAGACTACCTCTCATATTCAAATGCCCTTTACGTGGCACGAGCAGATGATGGATCATTAACCGCCTCAGGTACTACCGAAGTACTTGATGCAAATAACAACGTAATTGCAGAAGACAGTACATATGCAGCTTTTGACGCTAAATACGCTGGTGCTTTAGGTAACTCAATTGAGGTATCTTGGGCCACGGCAGGTTCCTTCACGGATACCGTAGCAGCTGTAGGTGATATTGAAAATAATGGAATTTCTAACAACTCAGTAACACAGACAATTGATTTTAATGCTTCAGCGTTAACCTTTGAAACTGCAAATACAGTAGCAGCCCCATCAGTATATGTTGGCGATGTTCTTGTAATTGGTAATTCAAGTGTTGGATTCCAAGAGATGACCGTAGCTACAGTAGAGTCTACTGATATCGATGAAGAATTCGGTTCTGGTAACACTGCAGTAACTGTAACAGTTGGTACTACAACTGCTCTTACATTCACTACAAGATATACACTCGCTGAAACAGCCTTAACTAAAGTTTCTATTGTTAAGAAATGGCAACATAACTCGTTGTTTGGTAAATCACCATCAGCTGGAAATGTTCACATTGCTGTTATCGATAAAGATGGTTTGATTTCTGGAACACCAAACACAGTACTAGAAGTATTTGAAAACTTATCTTCAACAGTAGGTTCAGTTGATCCACAAGGTGCATCTAACTATTATCCTAATGTTATTGAAAACAGATCATCTTGGGTTAAAGTGGCTAACACCGCTGTAGTCGATGCTGGAATTGCTCAAAGCGCAGTAAATTCTGTTAATGCATATGAAAGAATGTCAGCCGGTACAGACGCTTCAACTGAAAGTAATGCAACTTTAAGTGCATTAGCGTTTGCTTGGGATACATTTAAAAATACAAACGAACTGGATATCGCTTTCGCCCTACAAGGCAAGGGTGATGATGATGCAGTTAGAGCTAACTATATTGTTTCTAACATTGCTGATTACAGAAGAGATTGTGTTGCTTTCCTATCGCCTTCAAAAGAAGCTGTAGTTGACGAATTAAAAACCAACGAAAAAATGACCAAAGCGATTGCATATCGTAATAAGGTTCAGAACTCTTCTTACGCATTCATTGACAGTGGTTATAAATATAGGTATGATAAGTATAACGATTCATATCGTTGGACACCACTAAACGGTGATATGGCTGGTTTAGCTTCAAGGGTAGATCCTTGGGAATCTCCAGCTGGTTACAGAAAAGGTATTATTAAGAATATTGTTAAATTAGCATTTAACCCAAGTAAGCCTCAAAGAGATCAACTATATAGCTCGGATGTTAATCCAGTTATGTCTCAGGCAGGTCGTGGAATTGTTCTATTTGGTGACAAAACAGGTCTTGGACTACAAAGTGCATTCGACAGATTAAATGTTCGTAGATTGTTCATCTCAGTTGAGAAATCAATCGCAACAGCAGCAGAAAGCTTCTTATTCGAGTTTAATGATGATTTCACACAAACTCAATTCAAGAACATAGTCGATCCATTCTTAAGGGATATACAAGGTCGTCGTGGTATTATTGATTATAGAGTCGTTTCTGATTCTACAGTTAATACCCCCGAAGTTGTAGATGCAAATAAGTTCCGTGCAAGCATATTCATTAAACCAGCACGTTCTATCAACGTAATCGAATTAACATTCGTTGCAACTAGAACCGGCGTTGAGTTTGACGAAATTGTTGGTCAGATCGCATAATAAATATATTTAAAAGGAGAAAGCAACATGGCATTTAACATCAATCAGTTCAAATCAGAACTTGTCGGTGGCGGTGCACGTCCTACGCTCTTCCAATGTCAGATCACCAACCCAGTTAATACAGCTGCCGATATTAAAGTGCCATTTATGGTACGGGCAGCTGGAATTCCTGAGTCCACAGTAGGTCAATACACCGTACCTTACTTTGGACGTCAGGTTAAGTATGCTGGCGATAGAACATTTGCAGACTGGACAGTAACCGTAATCAACGACGAAGACTTCGCTATAAGAAACGCAATGGAAGAGTGGATGAACTTCATTAACTCTCATGATTCAAACGCAAGAGGTTTACCTCAACAGTACAAATCTAACGGGCAAATTACCCAGTTTAGTAAAGATGGTTCGCCATTACGTACTTATGTTTTTGAAGGCATGTTCCCTATTGCTATCGATGGCATTCAGATGGATTGGTCCGCCACCGATTCTATCGAAGAATTTAGTATTACATTCCAATATGATTTATGGAGAGTTGAAGGTAATACTGGCGTACCAACTACATAATTTATTATATAATGTGAGGAATGAAAATTGAGATTATTTGGATTTGAAATAAATCGTGATTCTGGCGAAGAGATCGTAGCTCCGGTCTCCTTCGCTGAACCACAAAATGATGACGGTGCAATTACCGTCGGTAACGCTGTGGGAGGTTTCTACAGTACTATTCTAGATTTAGAAGGTACTGCAAAAACTGAATCAGAGCTTGTGACAAAATATCGTGGCTTAGCTATGAACCCAGAAATTACTCAGGCGGTGGATGAAATCGTTAATGAAGCAATTTCTGTGGATCTAGAAGATAAAGTTGTAGATATTATTATGGACGATTCAGATCTTCCAGATAAAGTTAAAGAAAAAGTATCAGAAACATTCCAAGAAGTTCTTACCTTATTAGATTTTACTAATAAAGGCTATGATACATTTTCAAAATTCTATGTCGATGGTAGAGTAAACTATCACTGTATCATCGATAACGACAATTTAAAAGACGGTATTAAGGAACTACGATATGTAGATCCACGCAAACTTAAACTTATTCGTGAAATGGATAAGAAAGGTACCGATCAACATTCAGGAATTCCAGTCAAAAAAGTTAAAGCTGAGTACTATATGTATTCAGAAAACGGTTTTGGTAGTGAAAAAGGTTCAGGAACATCAGGCTCTCAAGGCTATAAAATCGCAAAAGATTCTATTGCTAGGATAACGTCAGGTCAAATGAGTGAGAATAACGCTCTTGTTCTTAGCCATTTGCATGCTGCTATTAAGCCTATCAATCAGTTAAGGATGCTCGAAGATGCAACAATCATTTATACTCTTACTCGAGCTCCTGAGAGAAGAATCTTCTATATTGATGTCGGCAACTTACCTAAGTCGAAAGCTGAACAATATCTAAGAGATATGATGGTTCGTCATAAGAACAAGCTACAGTACAATTCATCTACTGGTGAAATTACAGATGCTCGTAAAATGATGACTATGACTGAAGATTTCTGGTTCCCACGTAGAGGTGGTGAAAGAACTACTGAAGTAGATACACTAGCCGGTGGTAATGCAGCAGGTTTAACTAACGATGAAAACCTACAGTACTTCCAACGCAAATTATACAAATCACTTAAAGTTCCGTTATCACGTTTAGAGCCAGAAACAATGTACTCATTCGGTCGTGTTTCTGAAATTACTCGTGACGAACTTAAATTTAGCAAATTCATTCAACGTTTAAGAAATAGATTTTCTGGATTGTTTACACAAGTCTTAGAAAAGCAACTTATTCTTAAAGGTATTATGACACCAGAAGAATTTGCAGAAGTTAAAAATCAACTTAGATATGACTTTATTCAGGATAACTATTTTTCTGAATTAAAAGAAGCTGAAATTGCTCGTGAAAGATTAACAACTCTAAGAGAAGTTGATGAGCATATTGGTACTTACTATTCTAGAGAATGGGTTCGTAAGAATGTTCTTAGAATGTCAGACGACGATATTAAGTCTATGGATAAACAAATTGCAGCTGAAGCGGCAGCGGCTGAACCTGAAGAAGACGAACAAGATGATCAGGACAACCAATTCCAAAGTAACAGCGCAAGTACAGATTCAAAAACAGTTAATGGATAAATATAATCAAATTAAACCAAATTTAGGAGATTCCCAATGAGGTCCTTTAAAAAATATATAGCAGAAGTTGCTCAGCCAAGAGAAAAGGGCGCTCACGAAGAGCAGGCTTTTAAAGATCAACACGTATACGAAGTTGTTCCGCATCCAGTTGCATTAGATACACAATTCACTGGTGACATTCAACAAGCAACCCGCCCTGCAGATCAAAAAGGCGATGCTGCTTACGACCAAGCTTATTCAAAAGGCGTATTCGAAGAAAGCGCTGAAGAAGCTGTATCTGAAGCTTTATCACCAAAGCAAAAAGAACTTGATCACGACAAAGATGGCGACATCGATGGTAAAGATCTTGCAGCTTTAAGAGCTAAAAAGAAAAAGAAAACTGAAGAAGTAGAAGCTGATCTAGAAGAAAAAGTAAAGCATTCTGATAAGCATATTAAAATGGCCATTGGTATTGCATCTGATAAAAGATACAAAGGTGGTAATATGACTGGCGCTGTTAAGGCTATGAACAAAATGAAGCCTGGTATTTCAGATCATCCACAAGTTGCAGCAGTTCTTAAAAGACAAAACGAAGAGTTTGTTGCATTAGAAGAAGATATGAATAAGGTTCATACTGTTGATATCGATCATACTGGCGAACATGATTCAGCTGCTAAAAAGCATAACATTACTATTAAGAAATCTAAAGGTACTGCTGATTCACACTCTGCTACTGGTAAGAAAAAAGATCTTCAAAAGTATTTAGCACACCATTATGATTCAGCTGAAGATGCAAAAGATATTCATCCTGAAGTACATGAAACAACTATGTCTGCCGTTAAAAAGCCAGTAACAATGACTGGTCCAGATGGTAAGACTCGTACAGTTATGAAAACTACTAAAGTAAAAAATACTGACGATCACGGACAAGATAAAATCAAAACAAACGAATCTATTATCCAAGAGTTAGAAGAAAATATCAAGTTTAAAGTTGGTATGCTGAGACTTAAAAATGGTAAATCAGTAGTTCTTAAGAAGCAAGACTCAGACTTATTAACTCAAATGTTTAAAGATCTTTCACCTACAAACCGTAGAAAACTTGGTGCAGTAGCTATGAAAGACGAAGCTGGATTTAAAGAAATCCTTGGATTTGCAAGAGAAGCGTTGTAAAAATGGCCTGGGTAGAAGTTCCTGGATCATACCACGCTGTTAGCAATACTCATATTTGGGAGTATGATAACGCCGCCACAGCAGCAAGTACATATGTAGATGCTAATGGAACAACGGCAAATGGCATAAGAAGTTTTACACCACCGGGTGGAACCGCACAAGAAATATACGTAAAGGTGCGTAAAACAGGTGAAACCGCAGAACGCGGCGAGTTAAGTAAAACATATTATGACGCAAGAGTATAAAAAGAATTATAAATATAACTGAATAGTATAAAGATAGAGGCACAAAATGAAACTTATTACAGAAGTTGTAGAAGAATGTAATGTTATTACAGATCTCAATGAAGAAACTGGCGAAAAGTCGTACTTCATTGAAGGTATCTTCATGCAAGGAGATATCAAGAATCGTAACGGGCGCATTTATCCTTCTGCGGTTCTAGAAAAAGAAATGAATCGTTATAATAAAGATTTCATTGGTACTAAAAGAGCACTTGGTGAGTTGGGACACCCCGATGGACCAGCTATTAACGGAGATAGAGTATCACACCTTATCACCGAAATGTCAAAAGATGGCTCTAATTTTACCGGCAAAGCAAAGATTTTAGGTACTCCGATGGGTAACATCGTCAAAACATTAATGGACGAAGGTGTTCTTATTGGTGTATCTACAAGAGGACTTGGTTCTGTTAAGCAAGGCAAAGACGGAATCATGGAAGTACAAAACGATTTCCATTTAGCTACTGTTGATATTGTAACAGATCCATCTGGACCGAATTGTTTCGTAAATGGCATTATGGAAAATGCGGAATATTTCTACGATATTGCTTCAGGTAACTGGCTTCCTCAGGACGTTTCGGTTGAAGAAGTAATTGAAGAAATCCAGCAAACAGTAGAGAAAGAAGTTAGAAGAACAGTTCGTCGAGTAGATGAAAGCACAGCCGCTGCGTTATTCGAGCGATTTGTGTCTGGTCTTAGAAAATAACTTTTTAATAAATAGTAAACATATAGAATAACCAATTAAGTTAAAAGGAGTAGAACATATGTCAAATGAGTTAGACGAAAAGTTCGTTGAGAAATCTGGTGGCGACGTTGTTCCTGCAGCAGAAGTGCAGGATACCGTATCTCCAGAAGGCGGCGAAATCAAGAAGAAAAAGGCAGATGTCAAAAAATCAGTAGATCCAAAAGCTGACAAAGTAGACAAAGTCACTCCAGGCCAAGGCGCTGTTGCAGAAGAAGCTGAAGAAGCTGATGCTGAAGCGGTTGTTGAAGAAGTAGTTGAAATTGAGGAATCAATCCAAGCTATGTTCGAAGGCGTGGACCTCTCAGAAGAATTCAAATCAAAAGTAACATTAGTCTTTGAAGCAGCTGTTCATGAAGCAGCAACTGCAAAAGCTGAAGTTGTAATTGCAGAGAAAACTGAAGCTCTAGAAGTAGAGATGAAAGAATCAGTAGATACTGCAGTTGAAAAAATCGTTGAAAATCTTGATTCTTATCTCGACTACGTAGTAGAAGAGTGGATGAAAGAGAACGAGCTTGCTATTGAAACCGGCGTTAAGGTAGAAATGGCAGAGTCATTAATGACTGGTCTTAAAGGATTATTCGAAGAGCACAACATCGAAGTCGATGATGAAACTATCGACGTAGTTGCTGGCTTGGAAGAAGAAGTTCAAGAACTTAAGACTACTGCTAATGAAAAGATCAGTGAAAACGTTGAACTACATAAGCAGATTGCATCACTTAATGCAGATAGAGTATTTGACGAAATGACCGAAGACTTGACTATCACCCAGCGTGAGAGACTTAAAGTTCTTTCTGAGAAACTCGACGTACAAGATATTGCGGAATACAAAACCGATCTTTCAACACTTAAGGAATCTTTCTTTGCTAAGAAAGCTACTGTAGTTGAGGAAGTTGAGGAAGAGCAAGAAATCATTACTGAAGAAACAGCGGTTAAGAGACCAGTCTCTGATCACTCTTCAATTAATGCTCTCGTTGAGTCTCTAAACGCAAGAAACAAATAACCCAAAACAATAATATTATAAATAGATCCAGATAGAACTTATTTAAACAAGGAGATAGACAATTATGGCACAGTCAAACTATCAAGCTCTTGTGGAGAAGTGGGGCCCCATTTTGGAGCACGACTCTTTTTCACCAATTGCAGATCAACACAAGAAATCTGTCACTGCGACAATTCTTGAAAACACAGAAAAGGCTCTCGTAGAATCAGGTGATATCTCTGCTTCTATGACTGGTCTTCTTAGCGAAACTACAGTAACAGGCGATGGCGGCTTCGGTTCAGCTTCAACTGCTGCTGGTCCAACTGCTGGTTACGATCCAGTATTAATCTCATTAGTACGTCGTGCAATGCCTAATCTTATGGCATACGACATTGCTGGTGTACAGCCAATGACAGGTCCAACAGGACTTATCTTTGCAATGCGTTCAACTTACACTAACCAAGCTGGCGGCGAAGCTTTCTACAACGAAGCTGATACTGACTTCTCTGGTACAGGTGCTCATAGCGCGAAACTAGGCGAAGGTTCAGAAACTACTGGTGTAGGCCTTGACACTGACGATGCTGAAGCATTGGGAACTCTCCCAATCGTAGGCGGAACCGGTGCTGCTGGTGACCCAGTTGCTCCAACTACTTCATTCGGCGAAATGGCCTTCTCAATCGAGAAAGTTACGGTTGCTGCGAAGTCAAGAGCTCTGAAAGCTGAATACACTACTGAGCTTGCTCAGGACCTTAAAGCAGTTCACGGCTTAGATGCTGAAACTGAATTAGCCAACATTCTCCAGTCTGAAATCTTAGTTGAGATCAACAGAGAATTGGTTCGTACAATCTACTCAAATGCTGTTGCTGGTGCAACTGCTACCGCCGCTCCGGGTACATTCGACTTAGACGTTGATGCAAACGGTCGTTGGTCAGTAGAGAAGTTCAAAGGTTTAATGTTCCAAATCGAGCAAGAAGCTAACGCTATTGCAAAAGGAACCAGACGTGGTAAAGGTAACATCGTAATTTGTTCTTCAGACGTAGCTTCTGCATTACAAATGGCTGGTGTTCTTGATTACACTCCTGCTCTTAACTCTAACAGCTTATCAGTAGATGATACAGGTAATACTTTTGCTGGTGTTCTTAACGGACGTTACAAAGTATATATCGATCCATATGCTGGTTCAAACTACTTAGTAGTTGGTTATAAAGGTTCTAGCGCATTCGATGCTGGTATCTTCTATTGCCCATATGTTCCATTACAAATGGTTCGCGCAGTTGGCGAGAATTCATTCCAACCAAAAATCGGGTTCAAAACTCGTTACGGTATGGTATCGAATCCTTATGCTAAAGGCATTACTCAAGGTTCAGGCGCATTGGATGCAAATTCAAACGTTTACTACCGTAGAGTGGGTATCGCAAACTTATTCTAAGTTAAGATACAATAATAAGAAGGGTGGGTTAAACCACCCCCACTATTATAATAAGAATTAGAGAGACTTCGGTCTCTCTTTTTTTATGCGAGATAATCGCTAAGTTTGTGGACTTTATTGAGGAAGTCATTATAAGCGCTCGTGACTTTATAATGATTGTAGAAGAAATACTTATGGATTCTTTCCCACAATGATTTTTCTACCATAGGATAACCAAACGAGAATACAATACACTCGTAATGTTTATAGTTGCGCCACATCTGAATGTTCCAGAACTTAGTAAGTTCCTCATCAGTATATGGCTTTTCGCGTCTTTCCATTTGCGAAACGTTATCAAAGTTATGATCATCGTATACTATATGCAAAGTAATACCACCCTCAGACCACCACGGAACCTCGCTGCAGGGTCTTTCTACTGAGTTAATGGTATTATCATACCAATGAATATCACATCTGAGGTCTTTCATATCCCTTATAAACTGACCTTTCTGTGCTTTATTATTGAATACTACGCCAATATATCGATGCTTAGAATCAGCATGACCTTGGCAGCTGGTAAATGTTAGATACCCTTTTTGTTGAAGAGCAAGGACTGCATCTTTAACTCCTGGCTCGAGATTCTTTTCCATAATATCAGAATACTGACTTACGAATGTAGATACATATTTACCAAACTCGTCTTTAAACACGTACGTACGACCATTATCAAAATGCTCATTACCTTTAACGAACATAGCATAATGGTGACAATCTTCGGGAGTATTTAAAGCTGGTATAGTTTCTTCTTGAACGTATTGTTGTTCGTACTGAACTCTATACTCATACTGAGTTTTCATTGTGGTGCTCCATAACTATAAAAAAGGAGAGCCTTAGCTCTCCTCTTTATTTATTACAGTCCTAAGATACCAAATAGATTAAACCATCCCATCGAAGTTCCAATAATGACTGGTAATCCAATCATTGTAAAAACGATAATAAGAAAAGCTAATCCGACACCTTTATTATGATACGGTTCCTGATCCATCTGAATCCTTTCCGAGCTGTAATGGCTCCATAACTGCTTCAGCAAATTGTAAGAACTCTTCGCTTTTAGCTGCTTCTTGTGCTAAATTAGACGCATGATAGATACGTGCTAACTTATTAAAGTCTTTCTTTGGCACTAAACAATCTTCGAGAATTTTCTCTGCAATTGCTTTCATATGATCTTTTTCAGCTTCTACTCTTACCATTGAATTCGACATTTCTTTCAGAGCATTCTGAATTTGTTGCCTATTCTTTTCGGTAATTATAGTTGGTAGTGTTTCATCACTCATTGTATACTCCTTTAAGATACACTTATAACATAATTAATTAAAGCCATTGCACCAAACATAAAAGCTAATACAACGAATTGTACTATTGAAGCATATGCTGCTTGCCTTATTGGATGTACATCAGCCAGTTTTTCTATTACTGATTCTTGTTCTTTCATTGACACAAGTCCTCGTAAATGCCAGAATACTTTCGATGATGACTTTGATCAGCATCGTGTATTTTGATTTTATAGTTTCCCATCTTCTCTAAGTTGGGCCCTGATTTTTGTTGCTGAGATTTCATGAATCTCTTTTCCAAGATCGTGCTCGGTAAAAGTATAGCCGACACCTCGACCATAGCTAATATCCACAATGTTAGGAACGCAAATAATAATATACTCGTGACCATTATAATAACCCTCCGCCGCTAGTCCGGCTTCAATTTGTTCGATTACTTTTATTTCACCAAAGGGATTATCAGACTGATCAACGGTACGTCCACCGCCTGCATCTTTATCTGTTATCCCGCCTACGTCTCTGACCATAATTGCAACTTGTCCAGTGACTTCTAAGGCCCTTTTAAAAAGAGCTGTATGTCCATCGTGCCAAGGTTGCCAACGCCCTAGCATTTGAGCTGTGGGCTTCTGATAGTCAAAATATTCTTTCATCATGATTCATCTTTCCTCCTTAAACCAATTTTGATGTACTTATACCACAATCTTTCGTGACCATAATACAAGACGAATTTAATGATAAGATCAGCAACAAATACAAGTCCGATTGCTTTTGGCGGTAAACCAAAGTACCACGCTATTAAAACTGTTGTTACACTAGCTATTATACGCCAAGTTATTGCTTTTGTCAAATGACGAATTGGTCTTACTGATTCAGTCATTTTTGATCTCGTTTTTCGCTGTGCTTTCTTTGCATGAATACTGATATAACCTGCATCAAAGTTTGATGAGTATCATCGAACCATTCTGAAACTTTGTAATCACATTGAGTAGGAGGTACGAACATTTTATTTGTATCTTCGTAACGTCCCTCTTCAATAGTATCCATCCACACAGTAAAATCTGGATTGAAAGCTAATCTCGCTTCCTCGGTTGGACAAACAAAATCTGTAACTGCAATTGCTCCGGCTTTAACTGCACCGTCGCTTAAATGTCTCATACGATTTGCTTGTCTCATACGACCTTCAGGAGTAAAATCCCAGTCGTTATATTCTTCGCGAACTTCGTCTGCATTAATGTGAACTGCACCTAGCAATTCAGCAAGAGGTTTTGCCAGTGTCGTCTTACCTGAACCTGGCAATCCAAATATCAAGATTTTCATTTCTTCTCCTTTAGAACATGAAAATGAGGAGCAGGGCGAACCATACTCCTCGATTGTTTCACTAGGCTGCTTCTGCCATTTCCAAAGCGATGTCTAATGCATCTACTTTTTTCTTGGCGTTTCCACCAAACCATGCGGCATGCATTCTAGCATCTGCTGTACGGCATAGCTCGTGGTCAGTCATATAAGTTACTGCGTTATATGCATTCCACCAAGAGCCAGGACGGAAGTGATCACCAGGTTGGTTCTCAACAAACTGCATCGCCTGTTCTGCTGTACGTGATAGAGTCTTATCTTCTCTTGAAGATGTGCCAAACACTTTAGCCATAAAGCGTTCCAGTGCTGCTTGGTCTTTGTATTGCTTAGAACCAAGAAACTCTGCAGCTTCTTTGAATTTCTCAACTTTGTTGTGAGATAAGCCAAGTGCTTGCTTAACGACTTCAGCGTCAAACTTTGAACGGTGGTTGATACGAATAGATGGTTGGTTCTTTTCGTTAAGAGCCACTGCCAAAGTGTTATTGCAAACAACACGTTCCATTACGAACTTAACATCGATTGCTTTACCATATTGGTGCGGATTAGAAAAGAGCATGTAACCACGAACTTCATCACCATTGAATAGAGAGAAGCCGTCTTTTACGTCAGCCAACGCCCATACAATTTGTCCGTCTTTAAGAGAACCAGCTGTATCCATTACCATATCGCCAGCTTTTACGAAATCTGTAAAGAAGTCGAAAGCTTCGGAGTTTTGTACTGGATTCCAACCTGGACCAACTTGTGTAAGGACTTTGCTGTCACTAGAGCGGACTAGAGCTTGCTGGCCGCTTAGGTGGTTATCACCTTTGTGCCTGAAGATAGTGTCGATTTTCTCGACTTCCCAGTCTAGACCTGCAGCAATTTGCATTTCACGTGGAGTCATATCGTCTGATACTGGAGTACCAAGACCGTGCCAAGGGAGACCCTTGCTTTCGCGATAAGCCATTTGAGCTTCGCCGTTAATCATTTCTAATTCATGTGCCATAATATAGTTTCCTCAGTTTTTTCAATTTGTACGAACATTATATATCTTTTAAGATTAAATGTCAACTGTTTTTTGCAATTAATTTAAAAAGAAATTGCTGGTTGAGATAACGGATCTTGAGCATCGAGGATGTCCATTAGATCTACTTTCAATTGAGCAATAAGCACTTTAGTTTCTTGTGGTATTGCGTTTGGTTTAATGCTTTCGATTGTAGCGAAAGCGTTTTGTGCAGCTGATAGAGCCTGCATTTTTTCAGAAATTTTAGCGATTTGCATTTTGTAATCCTTTATCAATTTACTAGATAATTATATATCGTTTTAAAACGATTGTCAACAACTTTTTTAAGAAATTGTTAATTTATCAAAACTTTTTTCACCTGAAAGATTGCATACATTCCACTCGATGCCGTCCCACAAGTACAAGAAATCAGCCCAACATTCGGTACCAGCATCGATAAAATCTCGATATGAGTCGAATGTTTCTGCAGGATCTGAATTTACTGCTGAGCTTTTAGACTCTGCGTAATCGTTACTTAAAGAAGAAAGATAACCACCCTTTGCAACTAGATCTGCAGAGTCGCTATCATTGTAGCTTTCGAGTAGAGTTTTGCCAACACCAGAGATATAGCCATCATAGTGGCAGTAACTTGCTGTGACGTTTCTTGTTTCTTTATCGAAGCTTCCAATCAGTGAACGTGTACCCATAATTTGATTCCTTTATTTAATTTATGAGACTATTATATATCTTCTAAGAACAAATGTCAACTGTTTTTTTGATTTTATTTGATAAAAATTCAAATTTATTTTCGACATCGATATCAGGAATAGGGTCGAAACCCCAGTGAAGAAGAGCTTGTCGTTGTTTACGACGCTTAGAAAGATCGCCATTACCGTTCTTTTTTACTTGAGCTCCGTGCCTTGCACCAAACGATTTCCAACGTTTAATCTGATGAGCATCTAGAGCCTCTATTCGACGTCCTTGGTAATACCTTAGATACCATTGAAACCAACCCATCGGATCTTCAGGGGTGATCCAGCCCTTCTCTTGCCACATCTCGAGTGGTTGAGAAGCACCTTCCATAAACAAATTTTCTTTGGTAATTGTGGGTCTCACAAGGAAATCTGGATTAGTATCTTTGTAGTATGAACCATCAAAGATACCAAGTTCCAGCATTTCATAGGGAGTAAAAGTAGGGTTAAACTCGTTCATAAGTTGTCCATACTACGTTGATGTAATGAGCGTCGAGATGTTCGCGATATTCCATTGCGTCAAATATGCAAGTAAATATCGCACCATTAATATCGTAAATCATTACGAACGAAGCTCATAGCCAAGAGTTAACTCAATGAATTGAGTGCCAAGATCTTTAGCAAATGCAACTACAAGCTCTTCTCTAGGAGAAGTATCCATGTAATCAACGTGTTGAGAAAGAGCTTCAGCATCTGACTGTCTGAATAAAGCAACTGCTTTTTTGAAATCGTCACGATCTTCTCTGTACATCTCAGCAAAATCGTCGTGACCTTGATCAGCGTACTGATCGTATTTGTTGATAAGTTGTTCAACGTTAGAAAGATTTGATTCGATCCAGAAAGCTACAGTGTTCATTTTTATCATCCTTTATCAATTTATATATACATTATAAATCATCTTAAAAGAAATGTCAACGATTAATTTCACTTTTTTTCAATTTATTTTGAATTATTTTTAGTGATCTACTTGCGATTGCATTGGTAGAGCATCGATCATATCCCAAGCATATTTGCCATAGCCAGATTTTACGATGTTTACTACGTCAGCATAAGGACCTTTTGTGTCGTCACTAATTTCAGCTACGAAACAATTTGCGCATCTTCGTTTGAGATAGATACGAGCATATTCTTCAGCGTCTTCTCTATCGAAAAAGCCAACAGCTTTGGTAATATCTAAAACATTATTTGTTGAGAATAGAGCAACTAACCGTGGATCTGATGGAGATCTATCCATAAAAGACATATCGTCGTTCTTTGCAGTACCGAGGAATATGCCTTCTTCTGGATCGATGATGATATATTTTTTAACCATCTCATTCATAATATTTGATAAGCTCTATTTCGCCATTCTCATCTCGGCTTGTTTTAATGTAACCGTCTGCAATAAGGCGATCGATGGTCGATTCTATGATAAGAGTTGTATTATCACGTTCGTTATTTCTTTGCATCCACATTCCAACCAGTGTAAAAATAACTGCTGTAATTAATATCCATACTTCTGTGATCATGCTATTATTTCTCCTTGATAGCCTTGCCACCACGATGGAGCTGATCTTCCTTTAACCCATTTAGCAAAAGGTTTAGCTTCGTGATAATAGTTTCGATATGCTTCGACAGCGTCGCCTTTAACAACACATTGAGGATATTGAGACATTGCTTGAGCGAACTCAGTTAGTCCAATATCAGGTATGTTGTTCGGCGCCTCGGATAGAAGCTCGTTTAGTTTTATATATGTCAGATGTTCTTTCTTAAAACGAAATCTGAATTCATCACAAAGAGCAAGAAAATGCTTAAAGTGCCAATCATAGTTACCTTTAGACTCCATTGTCCACTTAGTACAAGGATGTCCAGCATGAACTGATTTGTACATAACAGCTTCTCGATTAGAGTCTGGTAACAAGTAATGTTTCACCATTGTCTTGCCAGACTTTGAAGGTGCTTTGTACACTTCGCCATCAAGCATACGATGAGCAGTGGAGAGCATTTGAGCTGACTCCACGATCATTTTTGGAATGTGTTTGTCACACATCATTTTTGCCGATTCAACAGGGCATTCTGATAATACGAATACGTTCATTACTTAACCCAGATGTGGTTATACTTTGGAGGTAAATCGCTGCACGTATATGCATCACCTTCAGCATAATTAGTTACGCCAATACATTCATTGGTCGAATAGCTTACTTTAACATCAGGAATAGATAACATGCTATTGACTGAGTTTGCCAAGAAGCAAACACCAATAATGCAAAGAGTACCAATAATAAGAGTTGATTTTGAAATTTTCATAGCGTTTACCTTCATTTTTTATTTATTTGATTGATCTAATTCAGGTTGAGGAGATTCGAAATCAAGATCAGTCATTGGCTCAGACGAACCATCGTTTGCCATTCCATCGAATTCAGTATCGATAAGTTCTTGAGATACGTCTTCATATTTGATTTGCATTGCGCAGATCCTTTCTATTGAGCTAAGAATTCGTCAGCAGATTTATCAAACTGCTCACATATTTCGTCAAGTGGTATTGCACCACTTTCAGTTTCAAGATTAAGAAACACATCGGCTTCTACAAAATTCCAATTGATACTGCCGTCTGAATTGATGTTCTCGTCAGACTTAACCGCAGCGGCGAATACGTCGTTAAACATTGGTAGCCAGAGGCTTTTAGATTGAATTTGCATATTTGGTTCCTTAATTAATTTATAGGTTTATTATACATCATCTAAAAAGAAATGTCAACGGTTATTTTAAATTACTTTCATATAATCTGAAAAGAATTCAGAATGACCGCTATGCTCGAAGTATATAGTGTCTTCGTAGTTATCAGTATACTTGAAGTGTTTGTACTGATAAGTCTCAAAATTAAGCTTACAAAATTCGATTGCTTGAGATCTCCAATCAGAGTGGAATTTGACTGGATTGTTCTCTCCACTCATCATCCACTTCTGTTTGTACTCGAAGATCTCTACCGGAGTCATTCTATTAGACCTTTTCCTTTAGCAACCTTGAGGATCACTTCATCCATTCGTGGTTCAGTGATTTCTTCGACTGCATCCCAGTCAATATTGCGGTATTTGAGTTGAGACATAACACCAGGAAAGTGCCTTGCAACTTGACGACTGACTGAATTACAACCAGCGTTGTTGTAAATATCGTAGTAGGCATTAACCATTTTACGCAAACGTTCAATGTACCTATCGTCTGCTTCGCCCATCATAGGGATCTGGCCAGTCAGTTTATCAGCCAGATCTTGATATTTACCTTTGTTGTTCCAATAAGTATTGCTCATTATGCAACCCTCCTTTTACGTGGTTTAAAACCAAGTTGTTCCATTGCTCCTACTGGAGAATCGTTTTGCTGAAGTTCAATATACTTCTCAACAGTACAATTCTTTACCAAGAAGTTGACCCAAGATTTCCAAGGCTTCGAACCATACTTGAAACGAGCAATAAATGTAGGCTGTGGTTTGCCAATCCAAGATGGGTGACAGTCAGGACGAGCCACTTCCATATTTACAGATAACTCGTGGCGTCCACGATACATTAGATACATACCATCCCAAGTGAATTCGTCTTTGATAAATGCAGTCATATTTTGGTTCCTTATTTAATTTATATAGATATTATACATCATCTAAAAGCAAATGTCAACTGTTTTTTTCATTTAATTTGATTTATTTTTAAAATAATACAATAATTGTGCACAAAAGACTGCTGCGACGGGAGTTCCGATAAGATATAGCACAATCAGGAGCATATCAGCATGGCCGTAGTATATTCTCTCATAAGCCATCATACAGACAAGCGCCACATACCAGATAAGAGTAAGTATCTTAATCTTCATTTTCTTTCTTCGCTGGTATCTCAATTACCGTGTTTCCACGATTATCTTTAGTATCAGACATAAAGCATTCAACATCTTCTTTACGAGTAGCAATTGCCAATACGTTGCCAGATTCACTTTTAACTATATACATAATGTTATGACTCCCAGATTGAGGTTTTGATAAATTCCATGTCAGTGTTGACGCCCAAGACTTGAGATGCTAATTCGTCGAGGTAGTCGAACTTTTGAGATTGGAATAAGTAAACAGGATTGCCGCCAGCAGGACCGTTGGCATTAACTAAAGTGGCTGTACAGCCGTGATCTTTTGCGAATTGAGAAACTTCTGATTGAGTTGGCTCGTGAGATACGTCAAGTTCTATATTATACATTTTTATTCCTTTGATTTGATATATACATTATACATCATTTAAAAGCAAATGTCAACTAAATTTTATATATTTCTTTGTATTTTTTTCGAACAGATAAGAAGTGCTCGAGATAGTCAAAGGTATTTACCTTAAAGACTTGAGCTTCGTGACCATCTACAGCAATGAGAATTACTGCTTGTTTGATTGCCACGCCTGTTCTTTCTAGGAAAGCTGCAGCGTAAAAGCATGCTTGGATAAAGTAACCTTCAATCCATTCTTCCTTTTTAGGTTTACGTGAGGTTTTAAAATCGATGATAGATAACGTACCATCGTATTCAGCTATACAGTCGACCTGACCAGCTGTTTTAAGTTTATCGCTATAGAGAAAAACTTCTTGCATCCATACATTATCTAAACGACCGTCTATGACTTGTCGTAAATCATTAAATGTATTGAGATTAGCAGGCATTTGTTTGCCTCTCCAATCTTCTTTGTTATCGATGTAATCTTCAGCAAGTTTGTGAACTGCTGTTCCACGACCAGCTGCTTGACGAGAGATCTTATTAGCTTCTTCTTCGCCAACTCGAGCTCGCCATGCCATAATACCTTCTTTTGAAAGTATTCCTAGAACTGTTGTGATTGATGGATATGCGTTACCTTCAGGAGTAAAGTATCTCCGGCCTGCTTCAGTAGTTTTCCGAGTTAGAGCCGGTAACTCTATGCCGTGTTCGACGTGTGTAAACATAGTATAGCCTCATTTTGTATCATATAGTTGACATTATATCACATAAGAAGCGAAATGTCAACTATTTTTTAATTCAACGATTCCCACGCGAAACCAGTATATACTTCGAGCTTTTGGTTACTAGTATTCCAAAGAACCATACCTGCCACTGCTGTAAGCGCGTTACGTTCAGTAGTTGTAAATTGACCAAACTGAACTGGTAATTCATCTACAATAACTGCTCTGTTAGTACCTTGGTTATCTGCAAAAACACTAATACCATAAGTACCAGCCGAAGCTCCGCTTACCATCAGGTCAATTCTATCTTCGTATGAATTATTTGTACCACCGACTCGTATGGTAGATCTTGTTGTAGTTCCAGCAACGTAACTAATTTCCATTGGCACCGCGCCGTCAGTATTTTCAATTGCGTATCCAGCTGGATCTAAATCTGCAGAAAGAGTACTTAAATCTGCTGGTTCAAATGTAAATTCAGAAGTTACATCAGAATATGTTAACGTACCACCTGCGTTTGGAGAACCAGTAGTTACTGAGAAGTCAGAAGCAGAAATTCCGTTATCTGGTCCTTGAAGACCTTGAACAGATTGAATACCTTGGAAACCTTGAACACCTTGAGTAGCAATTGGACCGATTAGACCTTGAGTACCTTGGAAACCTTCATTACCTTGAATACCTTGTGCACCAACTCCGTCAGTACCAGTCGCGCCTTGAAAACCACCTGCTCCTTGTAAACCATTTGGCCCTGGAACAGCTTCACCTTGAATACCTTGTATGCTTAAACCTTGTGTACCCTGAACTCCTTGTGGTCCAATATCTCCAACTAAACCTTGAGCACCTGAACCTGTTAAACCCTGAACGCCCGGATCACCAATACCGGTAACACCTTGGATACCTTGAACAGAACCTGCTGGTCCTTGAACACCTTGAGGTCCATCTGGTCCATCTCCACCATCTCCACCAAGTAATCCTTGAATACCAGTTGTACCTTGGATGCCTTGAGCACCTTCGCCTTCAGGACCTTCTTCTCCAGGTCCACCTTGAATACCCTGAATACCCTGCAATCCGAATCCTGCTGGACCGTCTGCACCTTGAACACCTTGAGCTCCTGCAGCGTCTGTACCTTGCATACCTTGGAAACCAGGTTGTCCATCATTACCTAATGAACCTTGAACACCTTGTGTACCTTGGACTGTAGCACCCGCTGGAGCAGATGGTCCTTGGATACCTTGAGCACCAGATCCGCCATCGTTACCAGTAGTTCCTTGACTACCGTCTGCACCTTGAATACCTTGAGAACCAAAACCAGTTAAACCTCTTTCGCCTTGAAGGCCTTGAACGCCTTGGTTACCAGCGCCTCCGCCACCTCCGCCTTCAGGTCCTTGAATACCTTGGTTACCAGATAATCCAATACCGTTTGTACCTTGAGCTCCAGTAAAACCTTGAAGACCGTTTCCGCCAGTTTGACCAGTGAAACCTTGAACACCTTGTGCTCCGCCTCCACCACCACCGCCATCGGTAATTCCGTAACCTGCTAATGTAGTTGGTGTATTTGTAATTGTGCTCCAATCTTGGTTATGTCCAGATGGAGGAAAAGATGATGGTACGCCAGTTAAACTTGAATATGCAAAATCTTGAGTAAGACCTGAAGCTGCAATTGTAATACTGTCGTTTGTTGAATTTGTTGTAAGAGTAATATTTGAACCAGCAATGAACTCTACGGTATCTGTTGCTGTATCTGCGGAAACACTTGCTTGACCTGAAACTGATAAAATACTGAAAGCGTTTTGGTTAACGTCACCGCCACCGCCTCCGCCGCCAGAACCTAGGTTACCCCAAGCACCGTTTTGATATCCTTCAAAGGAATTAAGACTTGTGTTGTATCTTAAGTAACCATCTGATGGTGAACCGTCTCTTGCGCTCGTATCGCCGGCTGGAATTTGAATAGATCCTGTTGCACTTGTACGTGGAGCAATAGCATCAAAGTTATCGTCCATTTCGTCATAAGTTAAGGCTGAGCCTTTATCATTTCTTTTTGTAATTGACATTACGTTGTTTCCCCTAGATCATTGTAGTATTGGCCCACGTACGAACTAAAACCACTGCTGATTGATGTATCTGTTAATTCTAAATAACCTTCTTGTACATATCCGGCAGCAGCATACAATCCACTGTCTGGATATTCTATATTTATATAACCGCTGACAACGTAATCTGGGAATGTATAAGCAAGGGTAACTTGACCTGCTGGGCTTACATATCCTGGGTTATCTACAATATAGTCGTCTGCCATATAGGCAAAGAATTCTTTTTCTGTTGGTGTAAGTAAATAATCATCGATAGTCTCACCTTCAGGTAATGGAGAAGGTGGAGTAAAATTATAAACTAAAGCGTTTAGCGCAGCTCGTGTTGGTGAACCTGGCGCTGAGTTTTCTATGTCAGCAAATATCTGCGCGTAGTTTAACTTAGGCATTTCTTATTTCCAAGCAATAACGGTTGAAGATCCGCCGGCTGATACATTTGGTGGAAATGATCCGTGACCACTTGTAGCATCAAACATTCTATGGACTGGAATACCTTGTGCAGTTACAAAGGCTGAACCGCCAACTGCAAAGTCGCCGCATGCAGTTGCTCCACCGACAACAACTACAGGAATACCATTAGCTGTTACTCTTGAGTTGGGCGAAGCCACATATGGCGTTGCGTGAAATGGATTAGGTGTTGGACTTGCATGTCCAAAGTGTCTATCCACAAATAATCTTGTTACAAACATTTTTATATCCTATTAAAGTAAGAATGCCCCGAAGGGCATCCTTGTTTTTGGCTGTTAAGCCGCGACTTGTAATCTTTCCTTTGCTAATATATATTCTTTTACGAGTCCTGACCGAACGATATCATCCGGTGTAAACTGAATAGTGTCGAAGCTATCCACTCTTTTGATAACGCGTAAAAATTCTTTAAGTCCGGAAACTTCTGCTCGATTCCTAGATGTCGCTAAGTCATCTTGCCTTGTGTCTCCGCAAAATACAATCTTGGACGATTCTCCTACTCGTGTGATAATTGTATCTAATTCGTGGTATGTCATAGATTGACATTCGTCTACAATAATAATTGCGTTATCGAATGTTAATCCTCTGACGAATGAGGACGTCATAAACTTAACCATGCCTTTTTGTTGAAGTATTTGATATGCATCTCCACGACCGAATAAGTCGTTGACGATATCTGAGTAGGGTACTGAATATAGTGCCTCTTTTTGCTCTTTGCTTCCTGGCATGAAGCCTTGTTCGCGTGTCTGAACTGCAGATCTAACTACGATGATTTGTTCATATCCTCCTTTCTTAAGTACGTCGTTCAGTGCTAAATACATAGCACACATCGTTTTACCTGTACCTGCTGTCCCGATGGCCGCGATATTGTATCCTGAATTATAAGATTTAAACATATCTCCCTGAGTTGGTGTTAATGGTTTAATTTGTCTCATACCAAAGTTTTGATTTAAGATACTTACCATGTGCTCCTGATCTCTTGATTGACGTTGTTTTTCTCTTCTGGATAATCTTCGCTGTTTAGCTGCCATTGAACTCTCCTAGTTGTTATAGGATACATCATTCAAATTCAAATTACCAAGTATTGATGTTATTCCTTTTGTGGTGGTGTTTTACGTTTCTGAGAACATCACGAAATCCGTCATCAGGCTTTTTAAGCCCAAGACGGTGCGCATCTCCAAGTGATGGAGGGCGTACAATTCTTTGTGATAAGTGCGGGTTATCTAGCTTGAACTGATCAAGCTCTGCGATCTTCATTGTGACTTCAACAAGATCGTTAGTGTTAGTGTTTTCAAATGTATATGTAGGCATACATTCTCCTATGTTATAATATAAAAAAAGCCAACCCATAATACAAGGTTAGCTTAACGAATTTTTATGTTAGGCTTGTATTACTGATTATATTTATAATCGAGCCAAGCTGGAAACCCTATTCTCCGGTGATTTTTTGATAAATTTCTTTCCAGTTTTTAGCTCGAGTTAGACCATCATTCTTAGGATCACGATTAAAAGTGTGATCTACAAGGATTGAGTCTAGTCCAAGTTCGTTACCAAGCCATGCATTTTCTGGTTTATCTTCGATCCACCAACATCCACTACCACGATACTGTTCCAATGCATCATCTTTATCAGCACCTGTATCTAAGTAGACAAATGTATCGAAAACACTTGGTCCAAACATTTCGATTAGATTTTTAGTACGTAAATGCTGAGCATAATAGTCGTTACTTAAAGAACTGATAACACGGAATACGTATCCATGTTCTTCGTGTAGCTTTTTAACGTACTTGATAGTATCACGTAAAGGTGGTAAACAACGTATCCAAGCTGACTCGTTGAACATTCGAACTAGACGTTCTTTTTCAACTTCTTCTAGACCATAACGTATTGTAACGTCGTAGCTATTTTCGCCACCTTCGACTGTTTTATAGCCGTGTTTTTCCATCCATTGCGTAAATGAGAAGAGCCAATCAAGAAGGACTCCATCTACGTCTGTTAAGATTACTTTTTCATTTAGATTCATATTCATACTTTCTGTTTAATTTAATTTATATTACTATTATAACAAAAAAGGGATTGAATGTCAACCCCTTTTTCACTTTAATTTGAAATTAAATTATGAAGCGAACTTCATTTTAGCTTGAGTTGGCGAACATTTGTAACGCTTTCCTGTAGTACCGCATGTGTACTGGTAAGGATAAGCTTTTGCTCTTGAGTTATAACCAGTTAAGGTATCACCATTCGAGTTAGTCATTTTAAGACCAGCTGATTTTGCCATAGCTTCAAGCATCATATCAGACCTAGTAACACCACCTTTGATTTTAGCTTCTACCTTGATAGTAACTTCAGCATCTGAGAACCGCATGTTACCAACGTTAATATCCAAGTTAGCTTTAACAGCGTACTTGTTCATTACTTCTTGCATTTCTGAACGAAGAGCTTTAAGAGTAGATTTGTCAAATTTAGCATATTTAGTCATAGTATATTTCCTTTTTGATTGATTATGTATACATTATAAACTAGTTCGAAGCGATTGTCAACTGTTATTTCACTTTTATTTGAAATTAATTTGAATCGTTTCTAGTAGTCCTTTTCCTCATTTGTTATATACATTATAAGTCATTTAAAAGGAAATGTCAACTGTTTATTTCACTTTAAAGTGAATTATTTTGACTTTTTTGGCTTTCTTTTGATGTTATTGTTGTCATCATACCAACGATCTGAGAACTTTTGACGACGAGCCTCTTTTACTGCTCGCTGCTTGCCACTTTTGTTCTTACCATTCGTTTTGTAATCTTCGTCAGTACCCCACTCATCATCTTCCCAAGCGTCGCGGAATTTCTTGATGCGCTTCTTACTCATGTTGATTTACCCTTATATCATTCTTTTATTAAGTTTGGAAATGCTTCTGTTATAACTTTCTTAGATAACCCTTTAAATGGCTTCTTAGATATCATCTGAACCAGCGTTTTAGCATCGTCATTGTCTACATCTTCTAATAAACTAATGAATAGCTGCTCACGCTTAATTTGCTTCAAATTATCATATCCGCCACCTTCAACAAAAATTCTTAGACGACGAGCCTCTGAATATAACAGTGCTTTTGCTTCGTCTTCATATTCATTTTCATTCCACGGTGGTGGAGTATCAGGTACTAAGAATTTAATATTACTGTCATATGTATAAGATATGATAGTTCTCAAAGGCTGATTGTCATGCTTTTGAAGGAATGCTACCTTCGCCTTAGCTGATTTCTCTGCACCTGCTCCAGCGAGTATTTCGCTGATTGATATTCGTACCGCCATGTTAAAAGTCCTGTATGTCTGTGATCAAGTGCTTTAATTTCTTTTCTACAAAGAAGTTGAATAGGCGTTCCCTGCCAACACTTGATTCTTTATTATATGATTCAAGAACTAAATCTTGATACTTTTGTGGAATCTGAGAAAGGTCGATCATCATTTTATTACGATGGAATCGACGAAGAGTTTCTTCATCCATAACCTCTGGGCCTTGTGAATAAAGTGCTAGACGCTTTTTAGTCATAGGACTTTGACGTTCACCAACAGCCAAGCAATTATCTGGGGATAAGATGTTTGGAACACCATCACCGGTATCACCCTTTAGAATATGCTCATTGAGATAGTTAACGGGCTGATCATTACGAATCCAGCGTTTGCGGATAGGATCATACTGATCGACGTTAGCATATTTTTGCAACTGGATAAAATCCTTATCAGCTGAAAGAATCAAGAACTTTTCAGAACCAATGTTCAATTCAGATCCATATTCATTAATAACTGCACCGATAATATCGTCAGCTTCACAATGTTCAATATGGATTACTTTATAAGGAAAGTACTCATCCATTTCAGAACGCACGTTATTCATAATTTGAAATAGTGCATTCCAATCCATGCCTGATTTATCCCTACCAGCTTTACGATTTGCCTTGTAGTAAGGATATGCCTCTTTGCGCCACGTATTTTTACCGTCGCAACAAACTACGATTTCACCATACTCTTCTGAGAATTTTTTACGGTTTGATCGTATTGAGTTTAAAAACATGTGGCGAATGATATTTTCATCTGCTGCCACATCTGTGTGGTTACCAATGCTTGCAAACAGCGAAGCCAGGATAACCTGATTGTAGTCTACTAATATAGCCATAATATTTTCCGTTTTAATTTAATCTACATAATCTATAATAAACTATGTAGATGTAATTGTCAACCCTTATTTTCAGCGACAGCCTTTTCTCTTAGGAGTTTAGTCCATAGATGACCGAAGGTGTCGATGTCGTTAGGGACAAGACCAAATTTGTCTGATCTTGTAAACCGGTTAAAGAATTGAGGATCGTTCTTCTGAGCCTCGAGTATACTTTTACCGACTGCATAAGCCATTGAAGCATGAGCTGTTGGATCTTCGGTATAGTCATACATAATTGTAGCATTACTTGCTGTTTCAGCGAGTGCGCCATAATTTGGATGAATACATATCAATCCAGATCGTATTGCTTCAATCAACGCGATACACGATGTTTCTTTCCATATGTTAGGATATAAGAATACGTGCGAGTTATCTAATGCTTTAAGTACCTGATCGTTAGGAACAGAACCGTGATACGTCATCTTTGGATGATTGTGTATCTCTGTAAACAATTTAACGTATGGATCGTCTCTTTGAGGCCAACCATAGATAGCAAATGATGAATACACGTCGAGATGAATATTATCATATTCTTTTGTGAGTGCGTCAAATGCTGGTACTAAAAGTTCTAAACCACGATGTGGAGTAGTGTGATAGATAAATCTAATTGTTTCCGTATTCTTTTCTTCTGCTTCATAACGCTTTTCAATAGCATTAGGAATAACCGAACATTTAGAATATGGAATTTGAAAGTACGTAATGTACTGATCACGTTGCCATGCTGTAACAAAAACAAAGTGATCGAATTTCTTCCATCCACCGTCTTGTAAGATCGCATTTTCAGGATCTTCAGCAAGGTCGTGACAATACATTATATTAAGAACGTCTTCAGGAATATCCCTTGGACGCGAAAAATGAATTGCAAACCCATTTAGCAATTCTGGTTGAACGGTGTCGAGAAGACGCTTTCGCATCATCTCGGTACCACCCTTTGAATTTTTAGATAGTTCGGTCTCTACGACGTCACCATTGTAAATCATGCTCATTTATTACTCCACTTGAAAGCTTTTCAAAGAGTCCCAGCGGAATGAGCGCCATCCAGGTGCATTTACATCATACACAGCTAGAACACTTGGGTTAGGTTTTTTAGGTGCCGGTGGCGTTTCACCTTCGGCAAGTACTTTTTCTACTACTGCTGGCAGAAGATCTGCTTTAAGTGTAGCCTGCATTACACGCTCATCGCCATTTACTTTTGTAAAGGTAATTGAACAAACTCCGTTATGGAGGGCAGTTTTGATTTCATCTTGATTTAACATAGTATAGCTCCTATTTCACATTAATATTTATTTCATTTTCATAGATCTCTTCTAGAGCTTCATTGAAGTCTTTAAGAGTTGAGTTATTGTGTACTCTATATGATATTACATCAAACTTATGAGGAAGTACATACTTTTTTTCAACTTGTGTTGGTTTATTTAGTATATATTCTTTAGTTATGTTACCATCAAAGTATCTACGAGAGTCAGACGAGAAGTCGTGACCTTCACGGGTAAGTTGTACTAGGCGAAAGTTTTTATTGCCAACTTTTTCAACTACCGGTAATAACTCATCGATAAAGCCGCCATCAGAAATTGCATAGTCTTTCGATAAATCAATTTCATCTGCTACGAGTTTACCAAAGTAATCTAAACCCATACGAGGTTTGATCTTTTCTTCTGAAACATAGATCATTGCCTCGCGACAGGACATGTTTCCAAGCCAATACGTTGGAACTTCTTTTAAAGAACGATCATTATATCGTTCCATAAACCATTCCGATCCAACATTAAAGTACTTAATTGTTTCTTTAAATAGCTGATACTTGAACGAAAGGTGTTTATATCCTTTAGCTTTAAAGTAATCAGCAGCGTGGTCTTTTCCACAGGCCGGTGGCCCATTAAACAGTACAATCAAACTTAGGCTCCAAACTTATCATTAACTATTGCTTGCAATTCAGTTGAAAAAGCATTTTTGAGCTCAGAGTCAGTTATACCAACCATAATAAAGTCTCGATCAGAGGAGGTTAGATAAGGCATAGCATCAGCCATAGAACATGCACCACTTTCATATAGTGCTAGATCTTTTGGATCAACTGAAATGTTTCTTGTACGGGATTTACCGGTAAGAACGCTTTTACGAGTTACAATCATAATATTCTCCATTGAAAGATAATAAATTTATATTATCTAATATAACATACATTCAGCAAAATGTCAACTGTTATTTTAAACTTTTTACGTGGTTCCTATGTATTTTACATTGGATGATACCGTTGTAATAGTCGTCTCTTAACAAAACATCGTGCTCAAATTGATACTTGGCTTCTAAATAACCAAGTTCACCTTTACTTTTACATAAGGTTAAGATTTCACGGTGAAAATTATCTGCACCTTTTTCCTCAACCATCAATTTAACTTCTTCAGAAGACCCATAGTATTTTTGCCAATCGGTTTCTTTTACTACAGTTCTTCGTCTTTTCTTACCTTTAAGCGGTGGTAACTTTCTTTTTGATGTAAGTAATTTCTTACCCACATATTTCATGTCGTTTGATCGATCAGTGATAAGGTAAACAAACCCTACCCAATCTTCAATCATTTCAGAGGTGAATTCCTCACCTTGGTACAACCACATAGCAACTCCATAGTTTATTCATATAGAGTTATTTATAGTCAGTAACCACCGCTCTTAAACCAGCCTTTCCCTTTGAGTGCAAACCCACCGCTTTCGGAAGGTTTAATTACTTTCTTTAATTCCTTTGCCTTACATTCTGGACAATCTTTAAGTGGATCATCGCTGATCCTTTGAAGTATATCAAATTCATGTCCGCACTTTTTACATTCATATGAATATGTTGGCATAAGTCTCCTATTGCAGTACGTCTACAATTACTTGAGCGATTTCTTTAAATCGTGCTTCATCATATCCACGAGTAGTTTCAGCTGCAGTTCCGATACGAATACCACTTGTTTCCATAAAGGAACGAGGATCGTCTGGTACTCCGTTTTTATTTACTGTAATACCAACTGCTTCCAATCTATCTGCAGCTTCACGACCACTATATTTGCTTTCACTTAAATCCATTAAGATGATATGACTATCAGTACCACCAGTTAAAACTTTGAAACCGTATTTATTGAATACATCACACATTGCTTGAGCGTTCTTAACTACTTGGGCTGCATAATTATTAAAATCTAAATTAGAAGCTTCGATAAAACACTGAGCCTTTGCTGCAATGATATGCATCAATGGACCGCCTTGCGTGCCTGGGAAAATAGCACTATTAATTTTACGTGTATAGTCTTTATTGTTCCACAGAATGATCCCACCACGAGGGCCTCGCAGTGTTTTATGTGTAGTTGATGTAACAACATCTGCATAAGGAATTGGACTATCATATACTCCACCGGCAATAAGACCAGAATAGTGAGCCATATCGACGAGTAGCATTGCGCCTACTTCATCAGCAATTTCTCTAAACTTTGCCCAATCAATTTGTCGAGGATATGCACTTGCTCCAGCAATAATCATTTTAGGTTCAAGCTCAATAGCTTCTTCTCTAATTTCATCATAGTCAAGATAGCCGTTTGCATCTACTCCATATGTGTATGAACTAAACCAAGCACCTGATACATTTACTTCAGCACCATGCGATAAGTGTCCACCACTTGCAAGATCCATACCGAGTACTTTATCGCCAGGATTCAAAAATGCTTTAAATACAGCAAGATTAGCGTTTGCTCCAGAGTGTGGTTGTACATTTGCATAATTGCATCCAAACAATTCGCATACTGTATCGATTGCTAATGTTTCAATACTATCTGTATTTTCACATCCATTATAGTACCTACGTCCAGGATAGCCTTCAGCGTATTTGTTAGTAAAGATACTACCAGACAATTCCATAACAGCTTCACTTGCAAAGTTTTCACTTGCAATAAGCTCTACAGTTTCTGATTGTCTAGCAGATTCTTTTGCTAGAATTTCTAGAATTCTATTATCCATTATTATTAATCCTCTCGTTGTCCGAAACCCCAGTCAATAACAACTGGGAACCTTGGTATGCCATCAGGCGTTAATTGAAAGTAACGTAATGTTGCCCAATCAGGCGATACACCTGACTCGAATAATGACGCCATTACAGTTTGATTGCCTCTTACGCCAGCTCCAAACTCTTCGCCATCTTTTTCTAAGACGAATCGTTTGATATGACCGGCCCAATTGCCTTTTCCTTCTTCTACCCTTAGAACATTAAATTCTTCAGTGATAAATTCTTTTCGTTTTAAAAGAGTTTTTGATCTTTTATTTTGTTGATACGGATCGTTAGTACGTATCATTTGACCTTCATATCCATCTTCAGTATATTCACCGTATAACTCGTCCATTTGTTCTTGATTTGAAATAGAACGGGTTGATACACAATGGATATGATCGAGATCACCCACAGATCTTATAGAACTAATACGCTTTTTAAATACAGCTTTTTCTGTAACAAGATCATATACGTGATATTCAACTAAACCTTTAGCCTCGATAATATCTTCTGGCTTTGGTTTACTCTTACGAACTAATGATGTGATCTTATTAAAATTATCTTTAAGATCATGATTGTATAATTCACCATCAAGTATTGCGCCTGGATTGCGATAAAAATAAGGCTTTAAAGCTTCGTGGATATGTGGTACGCCAAGTATCTCTTTACCTGAACGAGACCATAATCCATCAGCTCTTGCAATACAACGAATGCCATCAAGTTTTGGTTGAGAAAAATATTCATTGTTATCCCAATCAAACTTAGCATCTTCGTATTTTGCTGCCAACATTGGCTTAACTTTTTCGAAGTTATCAATTTCTTCTATATTACGAAAATAACCACGTTCAAGTTTCTTTTTAAAGTCTGCCAACATTTCAAGTTCGGCTTGTTGTTGCAAAGATGTTTCATTGGCTTTACCAATATTCTTTTGCTCTACAATTTTCCAACCGGACTCAACCTGTTTGCCTTCTTGTAAACCAGCAATGGCTCTCCAATAGTAGTTACCTTCACTTTCACTTACTTCACCACGCCACATTCGAACTCCACCTTTAGAGTCTCGTTTGTAGAGTGGCGCTGTTCCTGCAATAATATTATTCATTAGCGCCTCATATTTGCTATGTCTTTTGCTTGTTCTGTTCCTCGCATGATTGGAACTGCGTTTGATTTGTGCATTGTTCCGATTCCGACAATAAGATCTCCGGTATATTTTGGGTTTTCTTTGAGTCTTCCAGAACCTGGAACTGTATCCGACGTCTTGAGCGTTGGTGCGCTTGGATACTGCGTCGTGTTGCGGACATACGATTGTGGCGGGACATAGGGTTTAAATTCCTTCTTTTTGGGTTTATATTCTCCAAAGACGTATGACATATAGTCACTAAATTCTTTGAACTGTAAATCGTGCATATGCTTTCTTCGCATAGCTTTATTATGTTGACGCCACTTAACTTCCATATCGGACAGTTGCTTCTGGGTAAGCTTACGCCTACCTTTCTTCGTCGATTTTCCGTGTATTTGTACACCTTTAATCATATGCATTGACATGATAAAGACCTCGCTTTCTTCATAATATAGATACCATTATACAACAAAGGCTGACAAATGTCAACCTTTATTTTTACAAACTGTAACCAGTTCCGGTATATCCCGTGTCTTCAACATATTTGATGAGTTCATTATATCCACCAATATGTTCAGAGTTAACGAATATCTGAGGTACACTTCTTACTGTACCTGTTGCTCTATCCATTAGCTCATTTAAAGTATCTTGACTGATACCAACATCTTTATATTCGAACTTTAATTGTCGTTCTTTTGCAAACGCTTTTGCTTTTGTGCAAAAACCACAGTTTGCTTTACCGTAAATTGTAATCATTCTTTATCTCCTAAAATATATGCTCCCTCTGGTAGTTTAAAGGAAGTCAAAAACATGTGCATCATTTGTGGCGACATGACTATGTAGTGATGTCTATCGAGATCGTGATCCCATTGTCTTAAATAGACAACATCATCGTACATAATACATTGAAAATCTTCATATTCCGCCGTGGGATCTAAAACGGTTATAGCAGTTTCGTCCCACTCCATCTCTACTGTAAACAATCAAATCCATCCTAACTTTGTTGCGTTGTGGATTATGATCATAAAGCATGTTGCAATATGTACTGTCCACCAAAACGTTCTTATTATTGCGACAACATCAGCTTGCCTATCAGATTCTCCTACTTTTTCTCCTAAGCTCTGTGCCCATATACGCCACCATTTATTCAGTCTCTTCTTAATCCCAAAGTCCTTCATAGTATTTTCCAAACAATTTAAAACCATTTGACATTCTTTTTTGATGAGCTTTTCTGCCTTTCTCGTCAGCTCTAATCAGCCTCAAACCAAATGCCCCCGTCTCGTCTTCGCCGTAATCGTAGTAATCTTCTAACCAATCATCTCTACATTTTTGTTCAAACGCCCAGATCATTTCATCAAGTACATATTCCCACCTATCATGATGAAACTCATCAGTATCGTTTGCGTTTTCTATTGCTTTAGCACTTGTTGATTTAAGTCTTTTTGGAACATCAACATCGTCCACATGTGGAGAACCATGCTTAGTTTCTTTTAATTGAATTAACATTGGTAGTATAATATGAGATAAAGTACTGTCCATACTCCAAGTATCTTGTGGATCAATTGTTACACTAACCTTCTGTTTTCTTCTATCAAACCATATACGATTAAAGAAATTATATACATCTTGATAGAGTTTGTCAACGGCTTCCATATAATAATCTGCAAAGTCACCTTTGTCAGGCCATTGATTAAAACCATATTTATTATTCATATGCTTTTCATACATTGTGCTAGTTAATCTACTAGGATATTTACCAATCTTAATTTTCATTTTTACCCTGCCGTGTCGGCCATTTGTGTAAGTTTATTATATGTGTCACGCCAATCTTTTACGTGATAATTCTTTCCACGTTTGTTTGCTTTTGCCAGTGGATAGTCATTACCGCCTGGCTCCATTTTGTCTCCAAAGAAACGAATATCATCGTCTTCATTAAAGTCTTCTAAAATTTGTCTTTTGTCGCCGCCAGTTCTACCGATATCTATACCAGTTTCACCACCAACAGTTGCGGTAATATTTTCGAATTCAGAATTAATTTGATATGCAATACTCTCGCGTTCACGGTTTAATTCATCATACTTAACATATTCAGCTCTTTCATCCATAGTCGCATTACGACCAACTATAGAAAAGTTCCACATACCTCTTCTTTTTTCGATATGATTACCTGTTCTAAGAGGAAATAAACTTGCTTGCAACCAACCAAGTAATAAATTCTCTAAGTCTTTTGGTGCAGTAAACGACTTAGTGTTAACCCGTTTACCGCGATGCCATACGTCATTACCTTGACAGTTATAGCAAGTTACTACGTTTTCGCATATCTCTGGACCAAGCTGCTCGAGTGTTTTATCGTAGTCACTACCAGTAACTAACCAAACACTATTTTTGCTTATAAAGTCTACAAACCATAATCTAAATTCTTCGTCAATTCTACTTCTGCTTGGTGTAAGTGTTCCATCGACGTCGAAAACGTATCTTATCATATTTCATCCGTTCTAATACACATCATTCCTACACCAGGTGTTGGTGGAGTATATTCTTGCATAATCAAGTAACCTGCAAATTCGCACGCTTCTCTAGACTCAAAAGCCTTTATTTTAGAATAGTGCATTGAGTCGTCGCCGCCTGAATTAGACTGCAGAACGACTACTAAGAATAAAGTAAAATAACTCATTATTCATGTCCTGTCCAATGCTTTCTATCATGTGCTTTGCGAGCAAGTTGAGAAAACCTTTCAGCCACACGACTGATAAGTTCATTGTTTTCCCTTGCTGCTAAGTTATGCAAGAAGCTTTCGAGTTCACCATCTTTTTTACGGATTTCAGTGGTATCATAAATATCATTTTTCATAATTGATTCCTAACCAGTTTCCTATTTTTGTTTTTAACCAACCAGATTCTTGTTTAAGTACAAGACCATAATCAGTTACTTTTAAAATCTCTTCACCAGCAACATTTATTGAAACATCATTATATGTTATATCGTCAATAGCATACGTATTAAGAGTTCCAATTTGCATGTTCATATTATATGAGTAAGTAAGGCCGTTTTCGGTTCCTGAATAGTCTAAAGGTAATTCGATCTGCTCAGGATAGAGATCGTAAAATTTAAATTCCATTTGTTTATTAAACATGTTCGCATACCCTTTGTCTGAGATCGCTTGAACTAAATCTATGATCTCGTTTATTGAAATAGAGATCAATATCGCGTTTGCGGCAAATATCTTTACCAGTAAACTCTTTATCTCTATACTCTTCTCCTAATATTCTAACATCAATATCGAGCATTGTCAATATGTCTTCGACATCTTTTTCACAATTATATGGAATAATTTCATCAACATAACGAACACCATTAAGTTGTGTATAGCGTTCTACAATTGTTTGAACAGGAGCTTTTTTATCATCACGATCTTGACTTGGATCCATTTGTAATCCACAGATAAGATAATCACATTGAGATTTTGCTTCTCTTAACATCGATACATGTCCAGCATGTAATAGATCAAAGGTACTAAATGTAATCCCTACAATCATGATTGAATCCTCTTATTATAATCTATTGCCTCACTAATAATAGACAAATCGCAACTTATTCTTTTTGCAGATTCGACTATGGCCGCAGTATCTTTTGGAAAGCAATGCCCACCAAAACCACGTTCATCGGTAACTTTACTGTGGCTGTCACCAATGCGCCTATCTTTAGTTATAAAACGAGCAACTTCGTGATAGCTAATATCAGACTTTTCGCATAAATCATAAACTTGATTAAAGAAAGCAACTTTAGTAGCTAAGAAACTATTGCGCATATACTTAGCAACAATCAAAGCTTCAGGAGTTCCAACCTCTACATCTACATTAAGACGTTCAGCTAAAAGTGTACTCCAAAAAGAAATGTTACCACCACCAATATAAACAACGTCTTGATTCTTAAAATCTTCCAATGCATTTTGAGCACGTAAGAACTCAGGTGAAAATGTAATTGATCTATCAGGAAACATTCTTTGTATTTCAGACCAGCCTTCGAGAGATATAGTACTTTTGATTAGAATAGGAGCATCAGGAGACATTTGTATTGCATCATAAACGTTCTCCATATAACATGCTCCGGTTCTACTTTCTGGAGTACTTACTGCAATAATTACAGCATCTGCATATTGATTAATATCTTTAGAACCTAATGCAGGATCATACACATGATAATCGTCCGAGAATGCTAATGCATGTGCTCTACCTACGAAACCATATCCAAAAATCTGTACCTTCACGTGATAATCCAATCAATATCCATAATATTCTTTGGTTGTTCATCCATAGGAATAAAAAGATCATGCTCATAATTCTTTATTACAGCCCACCCATACGATGTTGCGCCATAAGAATCTTTCCAACACTCATAGGTTGAGCCTGAATGACCATCAAAGTAATACTTTTCATCGTCTTCAGTTACTTTTACGACACCAGAGTTTAATCTCCAGTCGTCGCCATTAAAGGGATTACCTTTTATCCAAGTACCAAACACTCTATAATGAGGATCAGTTCCTTCGATCTTTACAAGCATCCATTTGTCTGGTCTGTATTTACTCATCTTTGTCTTGCCAAGCGTTAATAAATTCGAGCTTTTGTTGACGAGTCCAATCTTTCAGATAATCGTTGTCTCTATCCCAGATGTTTATAATGCGTTCTTCATCAAGTAGGAATGTATCAACAATTTGTTCGCCAATCCATTTTTGAGAAAACTCTCGTACGTTTTCACATGTAACACTATCGTTAGCCCATTCAATTGGTTTACCCATTGGACCTTCACTCATAATATCTACATCTGGATTTGTTTTTTGTAATTCAGATACGGGTACAACATACCTTTGCCTGAATTGGCTTACAGTTGTTACAACCACGTAGAGTTCGTTGGGATCAATTTTCGACATTTATAAATTCTCCATTTTTTATTTTAAAGACGCCATCAAGACCTGTAGACCTGATATAGACTCTACCACCATCAATCATTTTACCGTCTATAAAGAGGCAATCATGATGGCAAGAAGAGTAATACCAGTTATTATCTTTATCTTGAATCATACCAAACTCAAAGTCTTCAACAGAATCAGCATCTGTAATCATCAAGCTATCTTTTGATTTGTATAGACCAAAGTATTTATTGCCAAACTCTGGATGTGGTGTTTCCCTATAGAAAATGTCCAAAGGTTGGTCACTATTCTTTAAATCAGTAGTAACTACATACTTTACTGGTACTCCATCCTTTTTAGAATAGAGTTCTTCGATCTTATCAGTATCAAATATTTTCGGATGTTTTATATCCATAGATCACCTTTTGCATAATTTAGTTAGTATTATATCACAGTTAGTCGTCAGTGTCAACTGATTCTTTTTCTGCCTTTTTGAACTTCCTATCCATTACTTTAACTTTCTTCTTTAAACGTTTAATGACTTCGTCACCATCCATCCAGATGTCTTTGTTATCAAGAATAGAGGTAATCTCTTTTTCAGTCAAGAAATCAGAATAAACTTCTCGTAATAGCCTTTCAGCCCAATCTTTTTCGTGAGCTAGACGATCATACATTTCACCACCTTTACCAACTACACCGCTCGAATAGTTATGAAACATAAACATAGAGTGCGGTGATACTTCGAATTGATGGCCGTGTAAGAAGATTAAAGTTGCTGCACTCATACATGCACCTTCAACTGAGACAACAATATTTGCCGCTGTCTCAGAAAGTACTCGCATAAACTGAATGGCTGTAAAGAGATCGCCACCAGATGAGTTAATGTAAAACTTTAAAATATCGTTTTCATTCGCAGAACGAATCGTATCGAACCAATCTATATAATCTTCGGATGATTCGATGTCACCACTAAGATAAAACTCGTGTATGTTAACACACTGTTTAGATATGATGCGATTGCCTTGGGCTACTGGTGGCTTTATTAAATCCATCAGATCTATTTGTTTAGCTTTTTTCAAGTTAATTTCCTTTTATTAATTCTATATTCAGTGGAGTAAAGTTTATCTGTTCTACACATGCACAAAAATAAGGACCTTCAGGAGAAGGATTTGTATGTATGTGTCCGTGAACATTTATCTTTGGTTCTTTAAATCTGTGCTTCTCAGCAAGTGTGCTTCCATGCAATGGCGTATGAGTAAATATGAACCCTTCCATATCTATCCATAACTGCATATCTTTAAAGAATGGTGCAAGATGCTTTACGTTATCGTGGTTACCGATCGCAAGTCTTTTCTTACCTGGCAACTTAGCAAAGTTTGCTTCCATCCATTCTACTTTGTTGTGACCAAATAACACATCACCACAATGTATCACAGTATCATTAGGACCAACAACACTAACCCAATTATCCATCATGCATTCGTTCATTTGCTCAACAGAGTCAAACTCACGGCATGGTTTATTAAGATAGTCTTTAAATTCTAATATATTTGCATGATTAAAGTGTGTGTCACTTATAACAAATATGTTGCTCATTTCTGCTCCCAGCGATAATAAATGTGTGCTCCAATGCGTCCAACCATCTGAAGACTTGAAGCCCAGAATGGATCTACATATGTAGCGTGATAGTGCGTTGCACCTTCTGTAATTCCGCGATAATCTCCAAAGTTAATCATTGAGAAAGCAATTGATTGTGCTTCCATCCATTTATCTTGATCTACTGGAGTATCGCTTTTTCCGTCGCAATACCAAGAGAATTGGCAAACTCTTTTTCCTGGGATGTAGCCATCTTTTACTACACCACAAATTGAGCTAGGGTATCTACGATCTAATGTTCTATTTATTACTACGTCAGCAACTGCTACTTTATCTGCGAAGTTACTTCCACGTGCTTCATAATATACATTAAGAGCTAAACAATGCATTTCTTCAGACTGAGCCTGTTCCAATGCTGCTAATACTGCTTCTGATTCTGCTTGAGATTTTGCGTATATCGGTGTTATAATGGTCCCTACTAAAATAGAGAAAGTGATTAAACCGGATACTAGGTTCTTATATTTGATCATTTTATATCTGCCTCAATTTTTATAATATCATTATAAAACATTGAAAAGCAAATGTCAACGATTAATTTAAGTTATTTAACATATTTTTTAGGCGCCAAAGAAGGGTTTTTGTCTCTACAGTGTCATTCCAACACTCATCTCGTGACGTTATATCAGTTAAAAGTTCTTTTAACATCATATTTTCCTGCCTCAGAGCATCATTATCTCTGAGAGCAGATTGTTTATCTTTCTTATGATGGTCTATTTCGAGCTGTAGACCTTCAACCGTTCTTTCGTTTATTTTTACCTTTGCCATTTGGCTTCACCACTCCATACTTCTTAAAGAATGCGTAATCACTTGCGTATGCGCGTTTAATAAATTCGATTTGTTCTTCTGAAAAGTCATCAGCAGTAATCTCTTTATTAGTAACGTTATGAGCTACATCGATATCAAAGAACTCATTAACATCTTCACGTTTTACTACTTCAAATTCATCAAAGTTTTCAGTATCAACAAATCTGCATTGTGGATGGAAATGATGTACTTGATGTCCACCAGTAATCTTATTTAAATTACGGAAGAACAAATCAATCTTTTCTTCTTTTGAGAGTAAAGTTAAATCCTTATCGAAAGAAGAGAAGATGTCTCTACCATAATCATAATAACGTTGTTTTGGAGTTAAGTAAACATTTATTAATGAGATGAAACGATCGATTGGATCAGTAAAAATCATAATAGGTTTTTTGTTTTCTTTAATCAATGTATTATAGAGTCTTGTTCCACGCATTACTTGAATACGCTTTGGATAACTTTCTTTAATAGTTACTGAACAAGATCGTGGGACTTCAAACCAAAGCTTTTCGTGATTGTTTTCAAGATCATACATTAACGGCCATTCTAACTTTTGGCACCAATAACAATTACAATCGTTAAATGCATATGTTGAATTAATATCTACTTCAGGTAATAAGAAATCTTTTACAAACGGTGTATCAAAAATAAGATCAGGTAATAGGCTATGCGGATAGCGTTTAAGTATATGGTCAGTATTACTATCAGGAGCAATATTACCTTCAACAGGTTCTGTAGTATCTACGAATTGTTTATAATCTGCATATCCACCTTCACTATGCCATTTAAAGCTATCGAATGCATGAGCAAACGAATCAGCTTTTGTTTGGCGTTGTTGTGACGATCCCATCCATGCAAAGTGCCAACCCATATCTTCTTGAATAATACCTTGATTTGTTGGAAACCGAATTGGAATGCTAATGTTACCACATCGAATATTACTTAGTTTGCAATGTAACAATTGTTCTTTTGTTGCAAAGAACATAGCACGTTTCCATATAACCGGTACATCATTTCTATGGTGGATACGTAAATCAGCACGACCTTGTAGATATACTAATGGAATTTTAATTATAATGTTTGGATGATTGTGGCATTGTTGTGCTACCCATTTAATATGCTTTGGATCGATAATCTCATCTGCATCTCCATAAATGAATACGTCACGCTTATCAAAATCACGTAAGGCATTCATTACAGCATCTTTTTGCAAACGTTCTCTTACTCTAGCATATAGAGATTCTTTGTTATTAGCATTTACACCTGCGTTTCTTCGATCAATTTCGAGTATTTCGAGATCTTCTGTTTCAGGAATATCATGCTCTACATAGATAATCTTTTCAATCGGTAGTCCAAGTTTACGAGCAACTTCAGGAAATTTGCGATCTACATCTTTACCAGCATGTGTCTTATTTGACTCAACGATAATAAACTTATCTACATGTTCTTTTAATAAGTTAACACGTAAATAGAGTAGCTCTTCTCCATAGGGAGCAAACCAAGGAAAACAATCTACAATCTTCATTACTTACTTCCTTCTTTCTAGTATAGTTAAACCATTACAATTTTGTTTGTGCTTTCTAAATTTCCATTGAGGATTAGCGATAATGAACTCAATAATAGCAGGTAATAATCCTTGATTATCCATTGCTTTACGATTAGGATTTGCAGCCCAATCAACTTGCTCATCACGTACTCCATATGTATGAGTATCGTGAAATGCTAGATATTTACGAGCAGCATTACCGTGCAATTTAAGTTCTTCTCTTAATTGCTGTTGGCTGTGCCAAGTATCAATAAAGATTAAGTCGGTTGGCTCAATAAGAATACTCAGCGTATTTGCTTTAACATATTCTACATCTTTACCAACCTTCTTAGCAATTTTGAATAGATTCATTAGAGGATCGTGTATTTCAAGATCATATGCTCTTAATGATACAGGCGCTTTAAGAAATGCTTTTGTACTTGCACCAAAACGACTGCCAAACTCAGTAACGTGAGTACAATCTTCTGCAAGAGTTAATAAGTCGTGAAGATGTTCATCAATATCTGACTTAGTACTCTTTTCTTTTTGATACTCATTTTCTATGAGTTCGTTCCATTCACTTAAATTCATACGTCTAACCACCTTCTATTTTCTAATGTCCAAGTTACAACTTCAGCGATACGTTGATCAACTGGTCTCGGGGTCCATCCCATCTTTGCCATTCGTTCACCAGAGAGAGCATAACGAAGGTCGTGACCAGGGCGACTACTGTGGAAATCCATGAATTCATACTTTAACTCCTTGCCTTGTGCATCGGCAATCATTTGTGCGAGTTCTAAATTGTTCAATTCAGTCGCACCACAGATATTGAACTTAGGACATTTAACACCGGTATTATTTTCAATGTTAAGAGTATCAGTATGTTCTAATAAGAACAGTGTAGCATCAGCAACATCTTCGGCATGAATATAATGTCGTGATCCTGGTATTGTTTTTGTTTCATCACTGTGAATAGTTACCGTACCACCATCTCGTACATTACGAATAGTCATAGGGATAAACTTTTCTGGATGCTGTCGTTCACCAAATACGTTCATTGTATGCGTAATATAAATTGGCATATCATAAGTATTTTGGTAAGCTACTGCTAATTCCTCTCCACCAGCTTTAGATGCTGAGTAAGGATTAGTTGAATTATAACGATCATATTCGTCGTACTTAATACCTTCAGGAGCAGGACCAAAGACTTCATCAGTTGAGAAGTATAGGAAGCGTTCCAAGTTAGGTTGTTTACGAGCAAATTCTAGAATGTTACATGTACCAACAACGTTATCCATTACGAATTCCATTGGATGGTCAATTGAACGATCTACGTGAGAGCCTGCTGCCAAATGAGCAACAATATCAACGTCACCAATATCTGCTAAGAGCATTGGATTAAATTCTGCTTTTAAATCGTGAAAGATTGTACGAAGACGTGAACGTTCTTCAGGGGTGCGATCTTGTAAAAGATCATGTAATCTGTTTAGGTTACCACTATAATCTAAACGATCTACAGTAACGATATCCCAATCAGTTCTTTTGAGTACCTGGTTGATTAAGTGATGGGCAATAAAGCCACCGCCACCAGTAATAAGTATTTTCTTAGCCATTATATCTCCGTCATCAATAACATTTTGTAAAAGTACTCCATAGATCCGAAAACCTATGGAGTGTTGTTAACTTTATTTATAATCAGAAATTGTATTTGATCGTAGCTTTAAAGCTATCATCATAATTGCGGTTTCCGTATGGACCCACCATTCCTTTGTCGTGATGTAAGTATACTCCATACTCCATCGGACCTTGATTATAAACTGCACCAAAGTAGTTAAAAGTAAAGCCGATATCATCGTCTTCTACTCTATGTGCTGAAAGAATTACGTCTTTAATTCCATAGTACATAACACCGTAGTCTTTACGGACATTACCACCATCGTCAAATTGTTCGTAACCTAATCCAATCGGTAATCCTACTGGATACAATGATGTTCCAATTGAATAACCACGTTGGGTTGTTTTATCTTCAGCACTAATTTGTAAGTATGATACATCAAAGATTGCTAAACGTGCTGTTGCACCTGCGTACATTGATTTGGTTTCTGGTTCATAACCTACAATACCACCAATTGGTAATTTCTTTCTTTGAAGTTTATATTGATTGAATTTAAATTCATCGTTATTAACCCAATCACCAAACGTAACAACTACTTTTTCTTTATGGTCGATACGTGAGTTTGGTTCAATGACAATTACTGGAGCTCCAATTTTAGATGTTTTTGCAAAACCTAAACGTTGAGCATCAGTTTCACCAATATATACTCTTGTATTTCCGATACCAAAGCCCATTTGTTTTTCTTGGACCGTGTTATCTAATGTACGATCTAACGAATAGTTAGTATCATACCGTGCTCCAGCACCTGCCCAGTTAAATGGACCATCGTTTAGTTCAGTCTGAAACCCTGCGAAAACTTCCGCTCTTGAACTCATGTCACCTTCTGGCCATTCGCCATCGATATACATTTCAACATTACCATTATAATATAGACCGGATTTTTCTTCTTCTTTTTGTTCATGTCCGTCTGCATAAACGTTTGTCGCAAATAGCGATAAGCACATCATTGTGCTAGTTATTAGTTTCATTTTTGAACCTTTCATATGTGGCGCATGTCCTTAAACGCCGGTTAACCGAATCTTCCCAGATTCATGTGAAGTATTACTTCAGCCAGCCTATCTTTTCGCCAGCTGCGATTCTTCGCTCTGCTTCTGCCTTTGTACCAGGATATCTTGTTGCCCAAAGGATGATCAGCCCAAATGTAACGGCCATATAAATTGTGGCTTTTATATTTGCGACTGTTAGGAAAAATACTACTAATGAAGTTGACATTACGAAAACCATTAGGTATTTTGCTTTGGTTGGGTATACTCTATAAGTCCCCCATTCTTTAATAAAAGGACCAAAACGCGAGTGGTTTAGAATCCAGTTATGGAATCTTTCGTTTGATTTTGCGAAGCAGAAAGTCGCTCCTAAGATTGGTGTACTCCAAGGAAGACCTGGAAGAAGAACGCCTAGATATGCGACTCCTAATAAGATAATCCCTAACGTAAACCAAAATGCTTTTTTGATTTTATTCATAGTGTTTCCTTTCAAACTAAAGCGAAATTACTTTAGTACTTCTTTTAACGCTTGCACCAATTGTATCATCATCACATCATCGTGATAAGGAGTTGGCGCAATTCTTAACCGCTCTGTTCCAGCCTGAACAGTCGGACTATTTATAGGCTGAATGTAAATACCAAATTCGTTAAGTAAACGATCACTTGCTTCTTTACATTTAAAAGCGTCATTAATCATTACTGGTACAATATGAGTACAGGAGTTTTCGTGTACTGGTATATTTGCATCAGCAAGCATTTCTTTTAATTTTGCGGCTCGCTCTTGATGTTGAGCCCTTAATCTAGGATTGTCACGGAGATATCTGATGGAGGCGAGAGCTCCTGCACAAATGACTGGAGAGGTTGATGTAGTAAATATAAAACCACTAGCAACACACCTAATTCCATCAATAATACTAGAGTCAGAAACAATATAACCACCTTGTACACCAAACGCTTTACCAAGTGTACCATTGATTATATCTACCCTGTCTGATAATCCTAGCTTCTGACAATAACCACCGCCTGTTTCGCCGTATAAACCTACCGCGTGAACTTCGTCGATATATGTCATCGCCTTATATTTATCTGCTAAATCAAGTATCTCTTCGATAGGACTAATGTCTCCATCCATAGAGTATACTGATTCAAAAACAATAATTGGAGTTTGATTACTCATTTGACATGTTTGCAATGCCAATTCTAATTCTTCCATATTGTTATGTTCGAATACTGTTTTATCTGCTTTTGAATGATTAATACCAACAATTAATGATGCATGATTTTTAGAATCTGATACAAAACAAACGTTTGGAATAATTCGATTTAAAGCAATAAGAGTCCATTCATTAGCAACATATGCGCTTGTAAATAATAAAGCATTTTCTTTTTGGTGTAGAGTTGCAAGCTCTTTCTCTAATGTGACGTGATAATGAGTGTTACCACCAATATTACGAGTACCACCAGAACCAGATCCTGTTTGATCTAATGCGCTATGCATAGCACTTACGACATAATCATTTTGACCTTGGCCAAGATAATCATTTGAGCACCAATTTATAATATTCTTTGGAGCATATTTACCATACCAAATAGAGCGAGGAAAGTCTCCCCGCTCTCTTAGTATATCATTAAATACTCTATATCGACCATCATCTTTATATTGATCTATAACCTGATCGAAGTATTTGTTAAACATTAGAGACTGAATCCAGAAAATGTATCTTTATCAACATCTTGTTTAGTTCCACCTTGTACATATGAAGTAATCTCTGTTTCTTGTGGAGCAACTTGTACATCAGCTCCTGAGATCCATTTTTGAGTCCAAGGTAATGGATTGTTCTTAATAGAATACGGTGACTGTAATTTTACATTAGTCATACGACGAGTAGCAATAAACTCGATATATTGATGTAGCAATTCAGCATTAAGACCGATCATAGAACCATCTCTAAACAAGTAATTAGCCCACTCTTTTTCTTGATCTACTGCGTCAACAAACATTTGAATACATTCAGCTTCTGTTTCTTCAGAGATCTTTACAAAATCTTTATCTTCTTTCTTTAAAAGTTTAAGCATCATTTGAGTAGAGGCAAGGTGCAAGTTTTCATCACGAGCAATAAGCTTAATAATTTTAGCGTTACCTTCCATCTTCTTTAATTCTGCAAAAGCCCAAGAACAAGCAAATGATACGTAGAAACGAACACCTTCAAGAATGTTAACACTCATTAATGTAAGATATAATAGTTTCTTTAATTCGTACATATCAACTTTTACTTTTTTACCGTTGACAGTATGTGTGCCTTCACCTAATAGATTATAGTAACCAGTCATTTCAATAAGACGATCATAGTAACCTGAAATAGAATCTGCGCAATCAACAATTTCTTTTACATTCAACATCTCATCAAAAATCTTAGATGGATTAGAATAAATGTTACGAATAATATGTGTATATGAACGACTATGGATCGTTTCAGAGAACGTCCAAGTAATAATCCAGTTTTCGAGTTCTGGTAAAGAAACAATAGATCCAAAACTTTCAGCAGGTGCACGACCTTGTACTGAGTCTAATAGAATCTGTCGTTTAAGGTTAGACGTAAAAATATGCTGCTCATGCGCAGTTAATGCTTTAAAATCTTTTGCATCTTGATAGATGTCAACTTCTTCTGGTCGCCAGAAGAAACCAAGTTGCTTATCAGTCAACTGATCAAACTGCTTGTACTTAAGTGTGTCGTAACGTTGAATTGTTGGTCCACCGGTTGGATCTAAAAAAGAACTAACGGATGTATGGTCAACGCGGTTATTTACGTCAAAAACGCTCATTTATTTTATTCCTTTGTATGAGATACTATTACTTCTATATTATCATATAAATTAAAAATGTCAATCATTAAATTTTGCAAGATTCGCAATCTTCATCATCTATTTCGCCTTGCGCGAGTTCGTCATCACCGGACATTTTATCGACATCGATTTCGCCTTGACCATCGAACGTATTAAAATAATACAATTGCTTACCACCGTACTTATAGAACATAAGTAAGTGTTGCAATAATACGCTCATTGGTATCTTTTCGTCTTCAAAGAATTGTGGGTTATAACTTGTATTTACAGAAATTCCTTGGTCAATATATTTCTGTAGAACAGCCATAATTTTTAAGTAACCTTCAGGAGATTTTTGATCCCACAACAGATCATATTTATTCTTTAAACGTCTGTACTCTGGAACTACTTGCTTCAGAACACCGTGTTTACTTTGTTTTACACTAATTAAACTGCGTGGTGGTTCAATACCGTTGGTAGCGTTTGCGATTTGAGCTGACGTTTCAGATGGCATAAGAGCCATTAATGTAGAGTTACGAATACCTGTTTCTTTTAATTGCTTACGCAATCCTTTCCAATCTTGACGTTCTTTATGTTTTACTAATTCATCAAGATCTTTCTTATATGTTTGGTTGGGTGTAATGCCTTGGCCATACTTAGTTTCATCAATACCAGAGATGTTACCCATTTCAATTGCAAGATCAGCAGAAGCTTTGGTAAGATAATATGCCCAAGCTTCAGCGTACTCATCGACCAATTCTAGTCCCTTAGAATCAATATCTTGATAACTTAAATCGTTCTTTGCCATCCAATATGCAAAGTTAATAATTCCAATACCGATAGGGCGACGTTTTTCTGTTGATAATTGAGCAGCAACAATTGGATAATTTTGATAACTTAACAAAGCATCTAATCCACGAACTGCAAGGTCACATGCCTTTTTAAAATCTGATGTACAGCGTATGTTACCCCAGTTAATAGCTGATAAAGTACAAAGACTGATTTCTCCTTCTTTATCATTAACATCGTTTAATGGTTTAGTTGGTAGATCAATTTCTGCACAGAGATTTGATTGGCGAATAGGAGCAACTTCTGGTAAGAATGAACCATGCTCATTTGCATTATCAACATTTTGTAGATAGATACGACCTGTGTTTTTACGTTCTTCCATAAACATACTGAATAGAGAAGCGGCAGGAATAGTTTTCTTACGTAATCTTGTATTGCGTTCTGCAGTTTCATATAATCTTTTAAATTCATCTTGATCAGCATAGAATGCATCATACAAACCAGGAACATCACTTGGTGAGAACAAAGTAATATCTCCACCAGTTACTAGACGCTCATACATTAACTTATTAAACTGTACTCCATAATCCATATGACGAACACGATTATCTTCAGTACCTTTATTGTTTTTCAATACAAGAAGATCTTCTGCTTCATAGTGCCAAATAGGATAATAGATTGTAGCTGCTCCACCACGTACGCCACCTTGAGAACAAGATTTAGTAGCAGCTTGGAACATTTTATAGAAAGGAATTATTCCTGTATGAAAGGCGTCACCTTTACGAATAGGGGTTCCAATAGCTCGTATTGAACCTCCTCCAATGCCGATTCCGGCCTTTTGTGAAACGTACTTAACAATACTTGAGCTAGTAGCATTAATACTATCAAGACTATCGTCAGTCTCAATAAGGACGCAAGAAGAGAATTGTCTTTGCGGTGTTCTAACACCAGCCATAACAGGAGTAGGCAAACTAATATCGTGTAAACTAATAGCATCATAATAATCCTTTACATATGATAAGCGAGTTTCTTCGGGATAATTATGAAATAGCGTTGCAGCAATAAGAATGTAACACATCTGTGGAGTCTCAAAGATCTCACCAGTAACTCTATTCTGGCATAGATATTTACCACGTAATTGTTCCATTGCAACATAAGTAAGACTTTCATCTCTATCATGTTTAATAAAGCCATTGATCTTTTCCCACTCATCATCGTTATAATAATTAATGAGTTCAGGATCATAAAAGCCGTTTTCAATATTTCTTTCAACCAATTCTTTAACAGCACAAGGTTCGTATCCACCATAAACTTCTTTACGAAGACCATAGTTGATTAAACGTCCACCTACGAACTGATAATTTGGAGTTTCTTCGCTGATGAGATCAGCTGCTGCTTTAATAAGAGTTTCTTGTATTTCTTTAGAACTAATTCCAGTGAAAAATTGTATCTGGCTTTTTATTTCTACTTCTGATGGGGAAACACCTGTAATATCGTTACACGCGTGAAAAACTACCTTATGGAGCTTTTCGACATTTAATGGCTCCTTTGATCCATCACGCTTTGCAACTTGTATAGTTTGTATCATACTTCTTCCTTTAATAATATACTTTGATCTATCTGGTCTACTATTTATATTGCCATATTAGCTTTAATAGTATCATGGTGTAAATAATTTGTCAATCTAAAAGATTTATATTCATCAATTCTATATTGACCGTTTAATTTTAATTCGAACATTCTATTAATGTCTAATGTTGGTAAGTCATAATGATCACGTTCGAGTTGTTGTTTTACTTGTTTGAAGTGATCGTTGTAAATATGAGCATCACCAATTGTATGTACATAATCGCCTACTTCAAGTCCGCAATGATGAGCTAGGATATGAGTTAATAAAGCATATGATGCAATATTAAATGGTACTCCTAGAAATGCATCAGCACTTCTCTGATACATTTGACAATTAAGCTTACCGTTGTATACCCTAAACTGAGATAAGGTATGACAGGGAGGTAAAGCCATCTTATCAATTTCTGGTGGGTTCCAAGCTGAAAGAATAATACGTCTGCTATCAGGGTTGTTCTTTAATTGATCGATAATCGTTTTGATTTGATCTGTACCACCAAAGCTACGCCATTGAGAACCATATACTGGTCCAAGCTCTTTATACATTGAACCATTATGATATCCAAGATCTTTAGCTTGAGAATCAGCGTTTGCAGTCCATATAGTAGTTTTACCATCAAGGCTTAATCTGTTTATGCCATATGTAAGTTCAGCAAGTCTACGTTCATCGGTACTTCCTTCAAGAAACCATAGTAGTTCTGCAACTACTGATTTCCATGCAAGTTTCTTAGTAGTAACTGCAGGAAATCCTTTTTGAAGATCGAATCGCATTTGATAACCAAATATAGATCTTGTACCAACTTTGGTTCGATCACTTACATCTTCGCCTTTGTCCATAATGTCTCTGAGTAACTTATGATATACTTCCATTAATCTTTAATCCATTTTGTTATTGTTCCGAAACTTTTAATCTCCGTGCTCTCAGCACTATAGTATTCTGTAATCTTTTCTTTATCTAAGAATGTATCACATTTATAATAACCAGTCACTTCATTCAACCATAGTTCATCTATATAATATAACATAGATTCTACTAATTGAGCTCCACCGATAATCCAAACATCGTTTTTAATTTGTGGTAAGATCTTTAATATAGATTTTAAATCACCAACAACATCTGCACCTATTGGACCATTACCTGAAGTCACTACAACGTTATCTCTATTGGGTAATTTGAACGGTAAGCTTTCCCAAGTTTTGCGTCCCATAATAACTGTTGAATGTTCAGTACATTCTTTAAACCATTTTAAATCTTCACTATTCTTTGGCCAAGGTAATCCACCGTCTTTGCCAATGCCCCATTCCTGATCGTGAGCAAGTATTCCTCTTATCATGTTTTTCTCCAAGCTTGAAACTTCAACTCTGCTTGTAATCCTTTATGCGTATTATCTTCGATTAGTTTCTCGACGTTAACACCTTTGAGATGCATATCATTAATATCTTTTGCCACAACATTATCAGGCCATATACATATCTTGTAACCATTCTTGATTACACGTTCCATACGTTTATGAATCTCTTTATTACGTGGCTCAGCATCGAATACATATATCGCATTTTCATTTGCAGAATTACCGTTACCTTCAGCGCCATTCATAGAGATAGCGTTTTCAAGGAACATACTGTCAAGTGCGCCTTCGACGATATAGTAAGGATGATCGAAATTAACTTTGTCGAGACCAAAGATTTTTGGTCTATCATCAAACATTATAGTTATATATCTAATTCCATCAGGGTTGAATCCACGAGCTGATACGCCAAAACAATTGCCGTGTTCATCAACAAATGGTATAACAAGCCTTGGTTCATCTTTGCCAATATAATCAAACTTATCAGGAATAATCGTATTAATCCAAGTTTTAAACTTAGGAGCAAAGAACATTCTATAATGATGTTGAGGAGGTATTTGCCGCTTGACTACATATTTCTTAACTGGATGATCGTGACTGAGTTGGCTAATTTTCTTTAATTCTTTAAGAGGATTTTTCTTAAATACGGGAGCTTTTGTTTTAAAATCAGTTTCTTTTTTAGTATCATCGGCGTGAGTATTTGCCACAAATTTTTCAGCAATGTAGTCATTATATAACAATGGATCGACGGTCTTCAGAAAATAATTAAAGCCCATCGAGGCACCACAGTTATGACAATAATAGTTAAATTTGTTATCCCTTTCTAGAAGCCAACCACGGGCCTTAGAGCGGTTCTTCTGTGAATCACCACAGATAGGACATCTGAAGTTTATTTTATAGGGATTAGTATGCTTGATCTTAAAATTATCCAGTCGACCAGATAACATCTGGGAGTACTGAATATCAACAAATTCTGCCATAATATACACATTCCATAGGATTACAATAATATAGTTGACATTATACCACAAAAGCAGCGTAATGTCAACGTATATTTACTTTTACTTTAGATTATTATATATTAGTATTGATCAAATGTCAACCACCAATTAAGGCAGTCCAGTTAACTTCTGCAAACAACATAAGCACTACAAATCCGATACCCATAATATACCAACGCCACTGTTCTAATATTTTAATACGGTCATCGATTTTTGTCAACCGTACTTCAAGGGCGCCATTCATTTTACCGAGTTGAAGCATAATTTCGTCATTACGCTGTTTGCGATCAACTTGTGTTGCATTTGCTAGCTTTTCGTGATCTTGTCGAGAAGATTTACGATGGTCTTCGAGGCGACGGTGGAGAACTTCCGTGCGAGCCTTATCTTCTTCTTTATGTTCTGCTATTCTCTGTTCTAGATCTTCGAGTTTATCGGCCGTGTTCTTTAATATTTCACCTTGAACGGCAACTTTTTGAGATACCTCAGTCATCGCTTCCAAAGCTGTGTCGAATCTTCCGAAGAACTTTTCGATCTGCTTAATATCCTTTTTGATCAGTTGGACATCTGTGTTTAAACTCGTATCTTTGTCTGACATAACTAGAATTTATTCCTCGTTTAAAATAGAAAAAGCCCCGGAATTACTATTAATCACAGGGCCCACAACATTCTATATTCAGTTCTATTTATTCATCAAACGCATTCTCATACAATATAATAATACTTTTTTGTTGACTAATATAGGCTCTTAAATCAGAAAGATTCAATGCTATTTTTTCGTAGTCTTTTGCGGTTAAAGCAAATAAAACTTTATCATCTTTTAACTTATCAAATACTTCATCAATGTTATCTTTTGTTACAATAACAAATTCGACGTCTCTTAAATCAAGAGCATCAGGATTTGATACGATTGGTTTTGGTGGGGTTACGTATTCAGTTTCAGTTATTATCTTCGCTGGTGGCGCCACTGGAGTCGATGAGCACGCCGCTAGCAATAAGATCATCGTACAACCAAGGACACTCGCTGTTAAATGCTTTACCATTTTTTGCGTTCCTCTCTTTTTCCGTCAATAGAGCACCAGATACAATTTCAAAACAACGATTTACTTTCGCTGATGCATTGTTAACAACTCTTTCAACTAGTCCAGGTTTAGCAGCAGCTAATGCTCCTAAATCATGTTTACCTAATCTATCTTTGAGTTGATTGTTCTGAGAACGAATTTTACTGAAACTTTCTTGAAGTTGTGTATATTGTTCTCGTTGACGCTCGAAGTTAGACTCCATCTTAGCAATGGTATCTATATTTTTAAGATTTACTTCTTCGAGTTTGTCAACATTAGCCGTTAACGTAGCATTATATGCAGTTAACGTTTCGATTTTAGTTTGAGTGACGTCATAGTACCACGCACCGACGCCACCCATTACTAATATGATCAGACCTGTATACATGAACGAAGGCATAGTTTAAATTATCCGCAATAAGAAGCGTATAATCCTTCAGCTTTAGAGCCAGCACAACCGTACTTCTCTTTCATAGCTTTTAGTACTTCAGCTTTTGAAGAACCTTTATCGTTCATAGCCTTCATTGCTTTGCCTACTTTTTCATCATCTTCGTCATCGTCATCGTCGTCGTCATCAGATTCGTCTTCACTAGACTCATCTTCATCATCGTCGTCGTCTTCATCTTCGTCATCATCTTTGCTTTTAGCTTCCATCATTTCGACGTACTTTTCTTCAAGCTTAGTAGTGATGCGAGTCTGAATTTCTTCTTCGAATGCCTCTTTCATTTCGAGAGGGCGACCTGCCATTGCTTCTGCAACTATTTTTTCTAAAGACATGTTAATCTCCTTTGTTTAATCTTGTATTGTTATCTATTTATAATTATCCGAACATCTTGGCTTGAGTCGCAGGGCCTACTATACCATCGGCTACTAGTCCATTGAGTTTCTGCCACTTTTTAACTGCTGTTAATGTACCAAAGCCAAAGTCTCCATCAGCTCCAATACCCAACGCTTTTTGCATTGCTGCAACGTCATCACCTTTCATTCCCTTACGTAATGTTCGAGAACTAGATGTTGTTTTCTTTTTACCGCTTGAGCTACCGGTCTTACATTTACCTGCAAGAATAGCTTTAGCATCTTTGTATCGCTTATCCCGATCTTCTAATCCAATAGTACCACCATTAATTTTCTTGGTAAGTCCTAGGTTATCGTCATTATCGGCATAACGCTCTAATTTGTTTGTTTTCCAGAACCAACATGCTGATTCAATAGCACCTTTAGGAGTTGCTACGTATTCTGCTGCTTCTTCTGCTGTGATTCCAATTGACTTTGCGAATGCTGTATAATTATTTCTGCCTGTAAGTTGCTTAATGCCACGGCCCCTAAATCTCCAACCGTCCCCAGGTTCTGTATTACCCAAGGCACCTCGTTTAGACCGGAATTCATCTTGGTAGACGTAGTTTGCAATCTCTTTAGGATTGCGAGCATAATCTTTCGCATTTCGTTTTCCTTTTCCAAAATAACGACCAAACACAGAATTAAGTGCTTTTTCGCTATAGTTTAAGTTTTCTTCAAGGCGCGTAAAGTCAGCCGACTCATGTGCGCATTGTGCCATAAACCCTGCAACACGAAGATCTGTATTGATCTCATATTCTTCAAATAAAACGGTGGCAGCATCGTACCACTCTTCTGGATTTTTATTACGAGGAATCATAGCGCTAAATTGTTCTAGTGTAATCATTTTGTAGGTGCTCCCATTATATCTCTAAGTCTTTTCTTCTTATCTGATTTATTAGACTTAGTCCATTTCTTTTGTGCTTGTTTAGACATATGACCAGCGTCCATGCCTGCTATTCCACCAGCGCCTACTGAGTTAGCGGCTGGTTCTTCTTCAAGTTCAGGTTTAGTGTTAATTTTTTCAAATAAAGTTTCAACTTCTTCATTTAAAGCCTTGACATCTGCGTCTTCTTTGATATAATTGACATATCGGTCATTAAACAACAGTAATGATTCTTTTAGCTGTTCATCAGTAAGGTCTTCGTTAAGTAATGATTCATCGCTGAAATGATTATATTCTTTGATTAAGAATAAGGCAGCAGCATAAGATGCAAGCTTAGAACCGCCACCAGGAACTTTAGCTAACAATCTTTTCATGTTTCGTACCATCACATCAAAAACACCGAATGCCTTCTTTTGTTTAGGATCTCGGTCTTTCTTTTTGATTAATACGTTACCATCAGCGTCTATAACGCCTTGCTTAAAGCCTTCCCACTTATTAAATGGAGTAGCTAAACGTCTTACAAATTGATAAACTAAAAATAGATCTACGACCATTTCATATTCCCTTAAGTGTTTCTGATATTGAGTTATCAGAAGCAATGTTATCAGCAGCAAGACTTACATCATCGTACTGAATAATACCTGGCATAAAGTTCAAATATTCTACGAACGGTTTTAAACAATCATGAAACTCGTGGAGCTTCATAAAAAGCATGTTAGTTGCTTCCGGTCCAAATACATTATAAATTATGATCAGGTGATTCAGAATCAACCTTTCCTTTAAGTCGTCATCTTGTCTATATCTACCAAATAGTTTACGTAGATATTGAAATCGCTTTAGGTCCTCTTCGAACTCAGAAACGTCTGAGCATTGAGGGTTATCATAATGTTTTGATGCAAACAACAGAAAAGTTGATT